AGTATCTGCAATAGCGCCGACTCTTGCTGCTGCTGCTGCTCCCACTACCGCAGCCACCACTATCGGCGCGGCTGCTCTGCCAACGGCAACTGCGGCTCTTGGAACAGGAACGACAGTTGCTGCCGCCCCCGTGGCAGCGGCTGCTGCCAGTACTGGCGCTGCGGCTACCGGCACGATGGCAGCGATTGGGGCAATTGCTACGCCGCTTCTCATTGGCGTTGGTGCGGCACTGCTGCTCGACAGCATCTTCGACATTTTCTGAGGAACACCCAATGGCGCTTCAATACATCGATCCATTTGAGGGTTTCACCGGAGGCCTGAAGCTTGGCCTAGACACCATCAAGGGGTTCCGCGACGAGAAGCGCCAGGACGAAGATCGCGCCTTCAACAAGCAGATGGCTATCGAAGCCAATGACCGTGCAAAGGCAATGCAGTCGCTTGCCACGGCTGAGGGCGCTCGCAGTCAAGGCACGTACGACTACAACGTAACGCAGCGGCCAAGGCAGGAGAAGGCTGCGGATGCCACTCTTCAAGGCATTACTCTCGAGAACGATGGCAGGCGAATCGCGAACACGAATGCGCCAATTCTCCTGGCGGACACGCTCAAGACTTCAGCGTCTACCCGCGCCGGCAATGCCGCTCAGATTAGGCAGGGGGACGCAAGAATCGCGCTTGAGCGTCAACAGCAGAACCGTCTCGATCTTGAGCAGGAAGACACGGCGGCTTTCAGGGCGTTCTCTCAGTACGTTGACCGGCCAAACCCCGCGTTGATTCAGAACAATCCACGCATAGCGTCCTCGATTCTAAAGCTGACTGGCGCGGCTGTCGGAGCGCCGAAGCTTCTTGATGCAGTGCAAAACCCGTTTGGTGCATGGCGCAACAACTCGGATGATCGCCGCACGGTTCTCAGCTACGCCAACATCAATCGCAGCGATGCCGCAAGGCGACTTGGCTTGGATGCAGGAACTACGGCTGCCATTGACCTGCGGCCATCTAAAGGGCGTGAAGGTATCGCAGAGGTGACGTTCGTTGGGTACGACCCCAAGTTGAAGCAGATCGTCCAGCGCACTGCGCCATACCACGCCGAGAAGCTGTTCGACAAAAGCGTCGTTGTTGGCAACACGTTCAATCGCATCCGCAACGATCCGAAAGCGCGGGCTGCCGCTGTAAGTGGATACGCATACTCAGACCCGCAGCAGTTTCAGAAGACGGTCAAGTACGAAATCGACCGCCGCAAGAGCATGGTCAAGGGTATGCAGGATGGCACTTATGAAGCTACTCCGAACACCCCGTCAGTCCAGGTGCTGATGTCTGAAATCCAGAAGCTAGAACAGGGTGACCAGGCAATGACTGAGCGCGCTGTCTTCCAACGCATGGGCGGTATCGGCGCGGAAAATAACTTGAACCAGATGTACCTGGCCCTTGATCGCGTGATGGATGCAAAGGGATTTGATGAAAAGCAGGCAGTTGATTACATCAACAAGACGCTTGGTTTGGCGATGGGCAACAACGCGGCCTTCAACGAACTGATGACTGGCGCTGGCATTAACACGTCTGGTGTTAAGGGTGCAGGCAAAGACCCGGCTGCCCGTGCATCTCAAATTTTGCAGGCACTATCCCGTCTTTAATGCTACTGACGGCGTAGTAGAAGACCCGCATTTCAGGATGACAGATGGCTAGTAACTACCTTGACGATTGGTTTGCGAAGTACTCTGGCGGCGGGGAAGGTGGTAGTCAGCCTGCTGCTGCGACTAGCCCTGCCGCAACAAAAATCCAGAGCCAGATTGCACGAATCGATGAGGTTGCCGCCAAGAGGAAGGCAGGCTTAAAGGACAGCGCCGTCCAGCGTGGCATCAGTGCAGTAAATGATTTCCTCACGCCGTTCAGCGATGGCGACGAAATCACGAACAGCATAAATAGTCGCCGTCAGGAACTGCAATCAGAACTGGATACGATCAACCGCCAGGGCGGCGTAAAGAAGAATGAAGGCTTCGTCGATGATGTGAAGTCTACCTTTCGCTCTGGCGTTGGGTCGCTCAAGACTGGCACTGCTTACCTCGGCAAGAAGGCCGGACTAGACACGTCCGCACTTCAAGGGAGCGGTGAGGTTGACCAGGCCGTTGCGCAGGAGTCGTTCTCAGATGAAACCAAGCGCATCCGCGAAGAGGGCGTCTTTGGTGATCAAAAGGGAATTGCAGATCGCGCCTATGCCGCCGTTCTCGGTGTAACCGAATCAACGCCAGGACTTCTGGCGACGATACCTATCACGGCTGCTGCCGTAGCCGCTCTTCCAGAGGCGGCTGCCCTAGCAATCGGCGCTCGCGCTGTTCCAGTTCTGGCATCACGCGCGCCCTGGCTTCTTCGTGCTATCGGGGTGACGGCAGAACAGGCTGCGACAACGCAAGGGGCGGTCATTGTTGGCCGGCAGCTGGTCGGCACTTTGGCGGGGACAGTTACTGAAGGCGTTCAGGCGGCTGGCTCTGCTGGTTACGAAACAGAAGGCCAGATCAAGAGGCAGATCGACGCCAACCCGGAAGCATTTGCACAGAGTGAACTGGGGCGCAGCCTGCTCGAGAAGACGAGCGGCGACCTTGCGAAGGCGAGGGATATGGCAGCCTCGGATGTGGCCGGCAATGTCGCGCTGACCACTGGCTTTGCCACGTCACTCCTCGCCATACCTGGATCGGCGTTTGAGTCTCGCATTGTTAGCGGACTCGCCAGGAAAGGCTTCATGAAGGAAGCCGCTTTCGGCGCTGTAGGTGAAGGCCTTCAGGAAGCGCCACAGTCTGGCGCGGAGAAGCTGATCTCGAACGTCGGTATGCAATCTGTTGGCTCAGAGGTCGGAACATTTGAGGGCGTTGGGCGAGCAGCTGCTGAAGGCGCTGTCGTTGGTGGATTACTTGGCGGCGGCGTAGGCACTGTTGGTGGCGCACTGACGCCTTATGAGCGTACGCCTCCGCCACAAGGTAAAGACGATGAACTTGCCGCTGCGCTCGATGCGGAGCGGGCGGTGGCGGGACAGCCTGACAGGGGTGGCAGGACGCTCGAGTCACCGAACACGCTGATCGACCGCGAGGTGTCGGCTCTCGACGAGCAGATGGGGACGCTTCGTGTGGGCGGGCTAAACCTGACACCGACGCAGATCATGCAAAGTGCGCGGGCGAACGAACGCGATCCGCGCATCGCCAACATCATGTCTCAGCCAGTGTCTCCGCAGACAAAGGTAGAGCAGGTTGCGCGCATCCTGAACGCAGAAGACGCATCACGTCTCGAGCCGCAGGTCGTGCAGAAGATCACGCCTCTAGTCGGCGGTACGAACAAGCTTTCGCAGACACGCGCGGCTATTGAGACTGAACTGTCCAAGGTTGACGAAGCGGTTATCGCGGAGTCGCCGATTCTTTCTGCGATGGCCCAGGCCGTAGCGAAGGACGAAAAGGGCAAGTACGCAATGGGCGGCAAGCAGGCGGTTGATGCCGTGCGCGGTGCCGTCACCGGGTATCGTCCAACTGCGCCCCAGGGGCAGACGGTGTTTGTACGCCCTGAACGTGGCGGAGATGGCGGCGTCTCCATGACGCAGGATCAGGTCGCAGAAGAGCGCCAGCGTGAACGCGAAGCAGGACAGGCATTCGATCTGGCAGACCGCCGTCAGCGGCGGTACGAGAGCCAGACCGGTGTTGGCGGGCAGCGTGAAGACCTGCGCCCTGGTGCGTCGGAGCCGGAATCGCAAATCTTCCTCGACCCCAAGGCCTATGGCGAGCAGCTTGGCTGGACTCCCGCCACCCTGGTTGCTTCCGAAACGCCTGGCATGGTCCGTGTCCAGTACGAGTCCACATCCGAAATGGGTGCCGATGGCGCACCCGTCATTATCTCCGACGAGGTTTCTCTCAATGACCTGGTGGGCCGTGTTGTGCGCGGCAGTCCCCGCCTGACGCAGGAGTTCGCTCGCGACCAGCGTCGCCCACAGGCTGGTGTTGGCACCGGCATGGCCGGACCGCGCAACTCTATCGACCGCACCTCGAGCAAGTCTCTGACGACCACGCCGGAACCTGGTCCGCCGATGGTGCGACCTGTCGAGCCGAACTTCCGGTACGAAGGTACACGCCCGAACTCAGGGCGTGGGTCGCAGTCTGCCCAGCCGGCGGCGCAGCAGGACACGCTGCCCTCTCCCCAACAGGATGCCGCTCCAACTCCGCAGGACACGCTTCCCGCTCCCCAACCGAAGCTTGAAGACAACACTGATCAGCAGGATGGCGGCGAGCAGTATTCAGGTCGTGCGTCCAAGCGCCAGAAGCGGGTCTACGGCACACAGGAGAAGGTTGCACCAGCAGCCAAGGAAGCGCAGCCAGCCAGCCTGCCAGCACAAGGAGCCGCGCAGCCAAAACAGGCTGACAATCGCGCCACGGATGCACGTGACGCAGACAGCGCAACGCCGGACGAGGCGCGGGCAGCACCAAAGGCTGAACAGGTCGACTACAAGGCCGTCATCCAGGATCGTCTGGACAAGCTTGCGGTACGTGGGCGTCAGGGCAAGGTTCTCGCGAACCGTATCCGCAGCCTGATGAAGGACAAGAACCTCACAGCGACGCAGCTGTACCACGCCTTCCAGATGGGCGAGGTGATGTCTCGAGTCCTGCCGAAGAATGCCGGCATCGACATCCTCTTTGTCCCTTCATTGACGGCAACAGACGCAACTGCGGCAGCGAACAGCGCCACCAGGGTGGGTGAGGAAATCCCTGGCAAGGTGCAGATGTATGAGATCAGCCAGAACGGTTTCCGTGGCCTGATCACCATGTCGCTTAGTGACAGCGTCTTGTCCGTCGCACGTGAGAACGCGGCGCACGAAGCGTTCCATGTGGTCCAGGATATGCTTTTTGCATACGACCGACCCGCGTTCGATCAGATCAACCAGTCGTTCTTCGACGGTATGCGGATCGATGATCTGGATGCCAGCATCCTGCGTACCCTCAAGACACTGTCACTCAATGGCCAGACAAGCGTCTACGAAAGTCTGAAGTCGGACTTCGGCAACACGCCGTTTGGCAGTTCGTTCGAGGCACAGGCAGTAGCCTTTGGCGCATTGGTGGACGCCAAGGATCGCGGCAGCCAGATGAAGGGTCTGAAGGCCAGCTTCATCCGCGTTGTGGATATGCTCGCCAACTTCCGCCGTGAATTTAAGAACGGCCTGGACAAGTCTGGTGTTCAGTCTGTGGCAGAAATCTTCGACGGATACCGTGCAGGCAAGGCGCAAGAGAACCTCACCGAACGCGCCCCTTTGGCCGGCGAAGGTCGCGCGAGCGCAGAGCAGTACACTGCCCGTGGCGTGTTCCCAGTTCCGCAGCGCCTCTTCGACAAAGTCGGCGTTCCGGAAGAGCAGCGGACCCGTGGCGGAACCTACATCGATCCGAAGAACCGCGAGGTTTTCACGGGTCGCACGTTTGGTGACGCCACCATCTCGATCAATCCAGAGACGGGCAGCCCGTCATTCGTGATTGACGATGCGACTGAGACAGAGGCGATGACGCCGAAGGATGGGACGACCGTCAGGACGAACCTGTTCAAGCAGAAGGCCGGCTGGAAGTGGGTTGGAGACGACCGCCCTGCCAAGACAGTGGTGAGCGTCGAAACGCGCGGCAAGCATTTCTATACGCTGGCAACGAAGTTCGACACGCCAGTCACCCTGAAGTCATACCCTGACGCGCCGTCTGAACCGCGCCTGCGTCCGACGACGTTTGGCGAGATCACGCTTGGCGAACAGATCGGCGAGATCGACGTGCGCGGCAAGCTTCACCCTGTCTATGAAGGCGTCACCGTCCACGCGAGGGGTGTCCAGTACTCCGCCAGGACCGGCAAGGGCAAGAGCCAGAAGCCTGAATACAAGCATCCGGAGATCGGTGCGCAGAAGATCAAGGTTCCGCTGCGTGGGACATCCACCATTCCGTTCCTGTACGACAACGGCAAGGACAAGGCGGAGCAGACGCCTGGCAAGTCCATGGCCTTGAAGGACTCTGTCCAGTTCATCCAGGCGCGCACACGCACCGCTCTCATGAACCGCTTCGGCATTGACCGGATCGTCGGGCCGAACCCGGATACAGACGCATACCTGTCCCAGACCATTGCATCGGAAGCGGAGGCCGCAATCCTGAAGGAGCGGGCCACAGGCAATCGCTCCGCGCTCGACTGGTACACAAGCGCAATTGAGAACGCTATCGATGAAGCGTCGGCCATCTACCCGATGCTGACCAGCGACAACGCCGCAATGGCCCGGAACAACCAGCTTGGCTTCCGTGGCAAGGAGGACGCCCGCGTCGCCTTCACCCTCGCACTGTCGATCACCTCGCAGAACATGAAGGTGCGTGACAACGCCAGGGCAACGGTCGAGCAGTTTGACGTGTTCCTCGAGACTGGTCGCTTCGATCCTTCGCGCTCCTACGGGACGAAGGCACCGTCGATTTCTGGGAACCTGGCCCTTGCGAACTTCATGCTCGAGCAGGTCTTCGACAGGAACATTGCCAACTTCGGCTCGTTCCTCAACACCGAGTTCACCGTCTCTGAACTGAACGGCATCGCGAAAGGCATCGCCAAGAAGGGCGGTATGGACAAGCCTCCGTTCTCCATCAGCGGAGAGCAGGCCTCTGAGATGGTCTACGGTTCAGCAATCTTTGGCCCGAAGATCGGCAACGGCTTCTACCAGAACCTGAACCGCAACTTCTCGCCGGTCACGATTGACCTGTGGTTCATGCGCCTGTGGGGTCGCCTGACGGGTACGCTGGTCGGTAACGACGCCGCCATCGCCAAGCAGCTGCAAGGCCTTCGTGATGCCATCGAAGCCGACAGTCATCCAACCATGAAGGTTCCGGATGGCTATGTCGAAACGGTAAAGAATGCCACCGAAGAAGAGATGGTCGGGGTCGCTGTCCAGATGACGGCTGAGTGGGAGCGCCAGTACAAGGCCTTCCAGAAGCAGGGTCTGACATCGAAGGAAATCACTGACCAGAACTTGAAGCCGGAGTGGGCATACAAGGCGGTTGCCATTGCAGGGCAGCTGAAGCCTAACGATGCGCCGACCAGTGGTGGGCAGCGCAAGTGGATTCGCGATGTTGTTAAGACATCCGTGGCAATGCTCGCCAAGAATGGCTACAACGTGACGCCCGCAGACCTCCAGGCGCTGGTGTGGTATCCTGAAAAAGACCTGATCAACCTGTTCAAGGAAGGCAAGCTTGAGGCCAACCTCAATGTGTCATATGACACAGCCTTCAAGGAACTCGCTGCGCGGAGAAACGCAAATGACCAGACAGCCGACACCAATGCAGGAGACGGAACTGGCGACGGCAATGCACGACGCAGCGATGGTGGACGCCGTGCCGACGAAACCCTTGGACAAGCAGACCAAGCTTTGGCTGCGGGAACAGTTGAAGAAGAAGGGGATAAAGTTCGACGAACCCTCCCTGGACAAAACCGCCAAAGGCTGATCGACCGTGGGGCTATGTACTCTGGCCGCACCGGGTCGGCTGAGTTCAAGTCCTGGTTCCGCGACAGCAAGGTCGTCGACACTGACGGCAACCCGCGTGTCGTCTACCACGGCACAACGTCAGAGATATCTGAGTTCAAGCCAACGAATGGCGTGAACGGCCAAATCTGGGGTGCGGGTTACTACCTCACGCCTGACGCTAGGTATGCCAGTTCGTTCGCCAAGGACTTCACGAAGCCGCGCGCTGATGAGGATACCGGCGGCAACGTGATGCCGCTGTATGCGTCCCTGCAAAACCCCCTGCAAGACGCGCAGGAAATGACCGACATCAAGCGCGAGGTTGGCAGCAACGGGGCAGCCATCACTGCTGAGGTTAAGCGTCGTGGGTATGACGGCGTCGACATCACTATCGGCGGTCGCCCAATCGTCGTCGCATTCGAGCCGGCGCAGATCAAGTCCGCCGTCAGCAACAGCGGCAAGTTTGATCCGGAAGATGCTCGCATCCAATACTCGGGTCGGACAGGATCGGCTGAGTTTAACAGTTGGTTTGGCGACAGCCAGGTTGTCGATAAGAACGGCGACCCCTTGGTCGTTTACCACGGCAGTCCCAACCGTGGCATCGAGGCTTTCGATACAACTCGGGTCACGCAGCGCAGCGCAAGAGGTGATCTTGCCGGGGCGTATTTCACATCAGAGCCATTTTCCGCATCCAACTACGCCCGCACTACGGGTTCAAAGGAGCGTGGGAAGGTCTACTCCACTTATCTCAAGATCGAGAACCCGCTCGACACCACGGATGCCATTCGTCGCTATCTGCGTCGCGGAATGTCGTTCAACGATGCGAAGCAGAAGGCGCTCGAGGCGCTTACCCCTGAGAATGATGGGGTGATCTTCCGTGGGAACGGGATCAACACGCCTGAGTATGTTGTCTTCAGTCCGACGCAGATCAAGAGCGCGACGGATAACAACGGGAACTTTGATCCAAACGATGAGCGGATTCGCTACTCCGCTCGCCGTGGTCAGCGGTACACGGGCGGCGTGTCGCAGTCGATGATGGACAAGGTCGTCTCGAATGAACCGGAACCTGGTGTATTCGGCACCTTCCTAGACAAGATGGTCGGTCGTCGTGGCGGCGAGTCGCGTCGCCGCGCACTTGTCCGGAACCTGGTCAGCGACAAGGACGGAATGTTCATGCTTGATCGGATGCTCGATGCCGCACAGCGCGGCGTGGACATCTCTGACGGTCGCGTTCCGGTTGATGGCTCGAGCGTTGGTCGGGCGATGGAGATGGCGTCTCAGTCATCTGGCGTTGTGCAGGCTGCTCTTGAGTATGGCCCGCCAGTATTCGATGGCGATCTGACCACCATTCACCAGGATATCCCAGGCCTGTTCGATATCTTCGCGCCAATTGGCGAGGAGAAGGCTGATGCGTTTCAGACCTACGCTGTTGCGCGTCGTGAAAAGGAACTGCGCAGCGGTGGCCGCGTTGGCTTTACCACACTAACTGATGAAGAAATCAGCGAGACGTTGAGTAATGCAGACGCTGAGTTCAAGACGGTCTTCGATAACTACCAGGCCTTCAACCAGGTCGTCCTCGACTACGCTGTTGATACCGGCCTGATGACCAGTGAACTTGGCGACAAGCTGAAGTCAATGGACTACATCCCGTACTACCGCGCTCTTGAACTCGACAGCGGGGAACTCGATGTTCTTGGCCCGAACATGGGCGAGGCCTTGAATAACCCGAAGTCGGCACTGGACTTGCGGCTGAAGGGTGGAGACACCGGACTCGGCAATCTGTACGAGAACTTGATCCGCAACACGCAGTCGATCCTGTCTGCGGCGCGAAAGAACCTGGCTCTTCAGGAGGCAGCTGACGCTATCGATGCCCTGAACACTGCCGGCGTGACAGGTCTAGGCTTCAAGGTTCGTGAGCCGAAGGGTGAGGGTGTCATGCGCCTTCGCGTTGATGGCAAGCCTGCCTACTACAAGATCGAAGACCTCGCTGTCTGGACGGCGATTGCGTCCCTTGGGCCACAGTCTCGCAATATGTTCGTCGAGGTCGGCTCAAAGCTGGCTGGCGTTCTGCGCTCTGGCATCACGCTATCGCCCTCATTCATGCTGCGCAACCTGTATCGCGGAAAGATTAGCGCGTTCGTCACTACCGACGCCAAGCTTGGCATAGGTATCGACAGCTTCAAGGGCGCAAAGGATGCGTTCCAGGGCGGTGAGGCAACGCGGATCATCAAGGTCAACAGCGGCATGGGTGGCTACACGTACGGCATGGGCGAGCGAGACTTTGCCAACGAAATCCGCCGCCGGTATCGCCGTGATGAAGGCGGTGGTTACGGCTTTATCCGCGACTGGGGTGACCGCTTCAAGGGTGTCTTGGTCGGCCTGGAGAAGATCGGCGAAGCTTCGGAATTTGCCGAACGTGTGAAGCTGTACAAAGACCTGGTTGCCAAGGGCGTGACTGAAAAGTCTGCCGCGTATGAGGCGATGAACCTCACGAACTTTGGCCGCAAGGGTGCTGGTGAGGGATATATCGGGTACGTAGCAAGCGGCCTCGTCCCGATGATTCCGTTCTTGAACGCCCGCATCCAGGGTCTGTACCGTATCGCTGAGAACCAGCAAAACGAGCCAACGATCATGGGTCTTCGCCAGCAGGTGATGATCCGTGGCCTGCTGCTCACTGCCGCCTCCACGCTTCTGTATGCACTGGCGGCGGACGATGACCGGTGGGATGAGGAGTCCACCGAGAACAAGATGCTCAACGACATCATCTACGTGGGAGACAAGACCATCCGTCTGCCCCGCGCCTTTGAAGTCGGAACGCTTTTTGCCTCCATGCCTATCGCCTTCATGGACTACGTGCGGGATAACGATGGGCAGGAACTTGGTCGGAAGGTGAGGTTTGCCTTCATGAGTACGTTCGCCCTTAACCCAGTCCCGCAGATGTTCCTGCCTGGGATAGGGGCAGCCGCCAACCTCAACTGGTTCACCCAGCGGCCAATCGACAACATGGCCGACCAGAACCTCCCGGAAGCTATGCGCTTTGATGGCAATACCAGCGAAATAGCCAAGGGCATTGGCAAGCTGGCGGACGTATCACCGAAGCGCGTGGACTACGTGATCGAGGGGTACATGGGGACTATGGCGGGGTACTTCACAGCCGCCGTGGACACGATCCTGGCCGGCGTGGGGACTATCCCCAAGAAGCCAGGTGGGGTGTTTGGCGACCCGTACCGGATTGCCGACACGCTGGGAGAGGTCAGCGGCGTGACCAGCTTTGTGCGGGACAGTGACCGGAACACCAGCCGCTTTGTCCGTGACTTCTATGAGATGAAGCGGGAGGCTGACCAGGCTGCCCGTGCCTACAAGGTCTTGCGTGAGAAGGGCGACACCGAGACGGCGCAAGAACTGCTCGAGCAAAACCGTGCGCCAATTGCTGCCCGTACCCAGCTTGGCCGGCTGTCGAAGCAAATGACCGACATCAACAAGCAGATCGCCAGGGTCGAAACAGATGCCAAGGCGACGCCGTCTGAGAAGACCTTGAAGCTGAAGTCGTTGATGAAGCGGCGCAAGGCCATTGCCAGAAGTGGGTACGAGTACGCCCGTGGCATCAAGATCGCCTCCACATACGACGATGAGGCCGATACGGAAGAGTAAAAAAGAACCCCCCGGAGTGGCTATCCTCCGGGGGTCTTTGCTATGCTTACCCACAGCATCGCACAGCGATTATGGGTACTGCCTGTAAGTGACTGAGCGGGAAAGAGTTTTCTCGTCGTGGACGCCTCCAACCTTGCCAAGGTCGAGGTCGGGGGTTCGAGTCCCCTTTCCCGCTCCAATCAATAACTTACGTGTGTTTTGCCACGAAAGTTATGGGATTTGGGGGTAGTTTCCATAGTCGGCGCTACCCCTGACTTCCCCTCCTCACAGCGAGCCGATGTTGTCGGCAACCTTGCGGAGATGCTTGGTTGACAAATGGGCGTACCGCTGAACCATGCGGTCGTCCGACCAGCCTCCCATCTCACGCACTGCTGCCGTGTGAGTCCCCTTCTGGATGTGCCATGACGCCCAGGTGTGGCGCAGGTCATGCCAGCGAAAGTTCTCAATACCCGCTCTCTTCAACGCATTTCTGAAGGCACGGGTTCCGCTGCGGTAAACAGGCTTGCCACCGTAGGCGAACACCCATTCTTCGTTGCGACCCTTGTCGGCATTGCTTTTCCTCAAGACATCCCATGCGATGTCGTTGAGCGGGATGGAGAGCGTTTTACCGTTCTTCATCTTGCTGCCGTCAATCGTCACCATCCGGTTGGGCAGGTCTACTTCCTCCCACCGCAGAAGGCGGACGTTCGAGTCCCGCAATCCTGTGGCCAGCGCGAAGGTCACCTTTGCTCTCAGATGGCGGGGCAGTTCGTCCAACAGCTTGCGCGCTTCAGACTTCTCAATGAACCGCACCCTCTTTGGCTCCTCCATCCTCTTGATCTTGGGGGCGACATCAATCCACTCCCAATCATCTCGAGCCATGTTGAGGATTGACCGCAGCACGGTCATGTAGCGATTTACTGCCGCTACGCCACGATCCTTCATCAACTCATCACGCAGGTTCGTAATGACACCCTTCGTGATCTTCACCAGAGGCCTGCCTTCCAGGAGCGCCTCGCCTTCGTGCTTCGTGGTTGTCAGGACATCGACGTAGTGTCGCTCCTGCTTTACCCACTTCCTTTCGGCGCGGCCCGCAAGCCACCGGTTTGATGCGTCGTTCCAGGTCTTCTTAACTTCGTCCATATACACCTCCATAAAGGCGGAGGCGTCCACCAGGTAATCATGCCAGTAGACGACAACCCTGTCGATTTAACTTAATTCAGTCACAGCAGTTTGGTGCCGTAGAAGCCGTCGCCCTGATTTCCGCCCAGGATTTCGCTGCACTCCTGGCTGCCATCAACAAAGAAGCCGACATGACCTTCACGCCGAAACAGGAGGTTTTCGTACAGGTTGCGGTAGACCTTGGCCTCAGCCTTCAGCTGGGCATTGACAGACTCCAGCCTGAGAATTTCCTTCTCCTGCTGTAGCTGTTCGATCTGCTTCCGGAGTTCTTCCTTGCGTACCATTTCAGTCTTCCTTGATTATTCGCGACGCTTGGCGTTGTCCCTAACGACGCGATAGTTGCGAGGGGCGTCCAGCCCAATCCGTGCCAACGACAACTCCTGGCCGTCTGCGCCAAGAACATGGCGGATGGCGATCAGGACAATGCGTAACTGGCCCAGCTGTAAGCTGTCATTCGTTGCGTCGAGCCGGTATTGCGTACAACCGTTGCAGTCAGTGACGCTCAATTGAGCGAACCTGTCGCGCAAGTTATCCACGATCCGCTCGACACGGATCATGTGTTCAAAAGTCTCTTCCGGCTGATCGGTGATCGCCTGCCCTCCATAAATGACAGACCCCACATTACGGGTCAGAACAAGCATCAGTGGTCCAATCTTCCCCAGCCGATAAGAAACTGCTTCGAGGACCACAGCCAGATGGCGGCGACCCACACCCACCAGGGCATCTGCGCCCAGTAGATGATCAGCAATGCGATAAGAAGGGTCATGTCACTCTCCTCGAGTGCATGGGGGTGGCATCTCACCACCCCCCTACGACGACGTACTTAGAACGGAACATCGTCATCAAGAGGATCGTCATCCCGCGCAGCCGGCCTGGCGGGTGCAGATGCACCATCAGCCTTCTTCTTCCACGCGCGGCCAGAGAAGAACTTCCCCTTTGAGCCGTCGATGACCTTGGCCTCGATGTTCAGCGTCTCGCCGTTCTCGAGAACGAATCGACCGCTGTAAGTGGGGACACTGTTTTCCTCCCAACCCTTTTCGCGGTAGAACTTCTTGCGCTCGTTGACGCGGTCATCGTCGTCCTTGAACAAGGAGAACGTATTTGGTTTTTGTTCGTATGCCATTCCTGGTACTCCGATTAGTCCAACTGGACGTTCTTGATGCGGCTGATGTGTGCGAAGTAGAGGTTGACGGCCTGGCGCAGCACACTTGCTACAGGGCGGTCTTCTACGATGGAACGCTCGCACAGCGCCCTATAGGTCTCGTCATCAACCGTCGTTTGAACTAAGCGGTTTTGACCCTCCCGTTTGATCTTGACCATTACTCTTTTCCTCCAATGAAACTCACGTTAAACGAAACCACTCCAGGGTTTCGGTAGTCATCCAACGTCTTGCCGGACTCCTTCAACAGCTTGTCGAGATTGATGTCGCTGTATAGCGTCTTGCTATTAACGGACCCCTTCTTGTCGATGCGCTGAAGCTTCACGCCGGCAGCCTCGAACGACCCGAACTCGCTCCCCAATTCCTTTTTCAGCGCATCGAACTCTTCACGGGTGGAGGCCGTCTCGATTTCGGCGGCTTTGAGTAGTGTGAATAACTCTGCAAATCGCCTAGCCTTTGGATGGGATAGGGTCAGCACCCCGCTTCCGAGATGCTTTGCTGAACGCTCACCGTCTCCAATTACCTCGAGGTACTCGGATCGGAACGCTTCAAGCTTAGGCAGGTTTGTCGCGAACCAGTCTATGTCCCGCGCCACTCGCTCCACCGTGAAGCAGTCCTCGCTTATATAAACAAAGAAATCCATCCAATCGAGGTCACACACCTCCATGACGTGCTGGACTTGAGCGTAGTACCCAGGCTTTTCGTACACCGAGTACGGCTTCTTTGCCCAATACGGACACTTGATTTCCAAGCCACCATTCAAGCCTATGAGGCCATCGGGTGATGCGCCGAGCCAGTCATACAGGTCGTGCTTGACAAGTCCGGTCTGCTCGACTGTCTGCATCTGGGTCTTCTCGTAGTAGGCGAGAGCGACTGGTTCCATACGCTCACCGTGGTTGGTGGCGGCGTTGCCCTGGAACTCCTTCTCAGCGCCAAGATGTTCACGAACCATCTCGCGCATGACATCTTCGCGTGTGGCGAAAGGGTTGACCCCGAGGATCGACCCGACGCGGCTGCCGGTGATTACACCGACACGCGCCTTGAACCACTCTTCACTCCGCTGTTCCATCTTCGTCCTTCCTGATCGAGGGCATCGGCCTCAGTTGGTGTAGTGAGCAGGTCGCACTGACGCAGTCCCTGACCTGCTCCCGCCACGTCCCTCTGCCTATCGGGTCATAGATGCACTCGCGGCACTTGGCGTTGATTGCCTGGCGCATCGATGGACGGGGAGGCTTTCCCTTGAGCGCCTCGCGCGCCTTTACCAGCCGCTCCTCCTTGGTCACGCCAGTTTCACTTTCAGTTCATCCTTCAAGAGGGTGAAGGTCTGAAGCATTTCCTTGTCGTTGCGGTTGTTGGCGTACTTGCTTGCCTTCGTGAATGAAGACTTCAGTTCAGCCAATCCCTTCGATGCCTGCATCGCAGCACGAAGTTCCACAACTGGATCGTATGGCAACTCCACTTCAGGCGCGGATGGATCAAAGGCCGGCACATCCTTTGCCGGTTCTGACTTGGATGCATCAGGCAGGTCTTCGCCTGCGTAGATGTAGTGGCCTAGTCCGAACAGCGCCATGGCCTTAACCAGGCAGCGCATCTTGGTGTCGTTGACGGCTCGAGCGTCCGGCTTCGGTATCGGCTTGTTGCGATGATCCATCACAGGCAGCCACATCACGCGCATGACGCCGTCGACCGACAGTGCGCAACGCACCTCAGCTGTGCCGTCCGGATAGTAGAAGACCTCACCGCCGCCATCGCCGAACTGATCGAACGAGAACTTGCTGTTGGGGAAGTTGTCCATCAGGACGCCCCACGCCCACGCCCAGCTGAGATAGCTGAAGCCATTCTTCTTTTCGACGTGTTCGTTGACGTTGATCGTGGACAGAGTGTCCCAAATCAATTTTGCTTTTGTGGCGACAGCATCTTTCACCGAAGACGGAAGGTGAATCGAGTTGATCGACGCGATGCCGGATGTCTGCGTTTCCATGTTCGTACTCCCTGGTTGCAGCATCAACATAGCGGCTTGTGCACAGAGATCAACTTTTGTGTTTCGCTGAATGGGGATTCTTTTCGCTGGTGTGACATTTATGTCACTCGCATTTGCGTACATATAAAGATGTGTGGAACGCTGTAGACCCTCCGGTGTAGAAATCGCATCGCCAGGCGTTGGTGTGGGGTTGTTTCCCGCAATTCTCTCGCCTATGTCTGGCACCGGACGGCTAGGTTCGCTACCGAAAAGCCATGTTCGCCTTGCGTGAAGACCCTTCCCGTATGGCCTGCCGTCCAACTTCTTGGCGAGCAGGCAATAGGTGCAGGGGCATTCAATGATTTCAGATACAGACGCCACCATCACGACCTGTGCGGCCACACGATGAGTGGCTGGTACAAGATGCATCGTGGATGGATGGATGACTCGCTGTTCGACGGCGACGCTTTCTGCAAACGCTCCGCATGGGAGTACCTGATCCACGAAGCCGCATACGATGACCACCATCAGTGGTTCAACGGCAAGCAGGTAGAGGTCAAGCGCGGCCAGTTCGTTGTGTCAGAACGCAAGCTGTCAGAGGCTTGGAGGTGGGATCGGCAGCGTGTTCGCACGTTTATCAGGCAACTCGAACGCGACGGAAAAGTAACCCGCGAGGTAACCCAGGGTGTAACCCAGCTAAACCTCCGGAATTACGAGCGTTTTCAGGGATGCCAACCCACCGATAAACCCAGCAGTAAACCCACAACTAACCCAGAACTAACCCAGAGCAAACCCACAACAGAAGAAGGGAAAGAAAATGAAGAAGGGAAAGAAGGAAAGAAAGTAGCGCGTGGGACGCGCCTCACCCCCGACTGGGTGTTGCCTGATGACTGGCGTGACTCGGCCAAAGCGGAGAAGGGTTGGTCTGATCACGACGTGTCGGCGGAAGCCAATCGGTTCCGCGACTACTGGGTCGAGAACACAACCAAGACTGGCGTGAAGCTGGATTGGAGGAAGACCTGGGCCAACTGGATCGACCGCAGCAATCGCAAGCCAACATCAAGTGCGATGGCGGGGATGTCTTTCGCTCAGGCGCGTGACCGCATCAAGGAACTCGAGCGTGAAACCGAGTTGATGCTGATCCAGCTTCCTGATAGGCCGTCTCTCCGCGAGAGATACATCAAGAGCAAAACGGATTTGGAAGACCTGCGCAAAGCGGTCGAATGGAAGGGACGCTGAAATGGATTTACGCGAACTCAGTGCGAAGCTGAACGACACGATGCTGGCCACACTGCGCCACCTACTGCCAGGCGGGGTGGTGAACGGAGCCGAGTACTGCGTCGGTGGACTGGACGGGACGAAGGGACAGTCCCTGCGTGTTCACATGAGCGGCGGCAAGGCTGGCGTGTGGTCGGACTTCTCAACCGGAGAAGCTGGCGGCGACCTGGTCGATCTGTGGATGGCGGCGAGACACCACTCGCTCATCGAAACGATGGATGAAATCCGCGCATGGCTCGGCGTAGAACGCCCCAAGTTCGTTGCGCCGAAGAAGGAATACCAGGCACCGATCAGGCCGGAGCGTATGCGCAAGGTCTACACAACACCTGTTCAGGTCTACCTCGAGAGCCGTGGCATGACCAGCGCCACCATCGACGCATTCCGGGTGGCGGCGGACGGTGACCGTGTCCTGTTCCCATTCATCGATGCGATGGGCGCGACGCGGATGATCAAGTTCCGCGACATCAACGACAAGAAGCGCCAGGGGCCAACTTCCGCAGGACAGATGCCGATCCTATTCGGGTGGCAGACCATCGACCAGAACACCCGCGAGGTGTGGATCACTGAAGGTGAGTTCGACGCGATGGCCGGCTACCAGTTGGGTGCGCCGTGTCTGTCCGTCCCTTTCGGAGGGGGCAAGGGCGCGAAGCAACAGTGGATCGAGAACGAGTACGACCACCTCGACCGGTTCGAGACGATCATTCTTGCGCTCGACATGGACGAGGAGGGCGAGGCAGCCGCTCGAGAAATTGCGGAGCGCCTGGGCCAGCATCGCTGTCTTCGGGTAACGCTGCCGCACAAGGACATGAACGAATGTCTGCTCGAGGGTGCGGACATTGCCGCCATCCGCAAGACAGCCAAGGCCTTCGATCCAGAGGAACTGCGCTGCGCCACCGAATACCGTGACGACATCCTGCGGGAACTGTACGACAGCCAGGACGATAAGCGCGGTTTCGCGCCTCTGCTCAACAAGCTTGATGGCCGCATCCGATTCCGCGATGCGGAACTGATCATCCTCAACGGCGTCAACGGACACGGCAAGTCCCAGTTGGCTGGGCAGTTCTCGCTGGACGCCATGATCCAAGAGAAGCGGGTCTGCATCGCATCGATGGAGATGCCCGCCCGACGCCTGCTCACTCGCCTTACCCGCCAGGCAACAGGCTTGAAGGATGGCCTGCCTACCCAGGGATACGCCAACGCCGTCATTGACTGGTATGCCGGGAGGCTGTGGCTGTTCGACCTCGTCGGCACGGCGAAGACCAAGCGAATGATGGAGGTGTTCGAGTACGCCCGCAAACGCTACGGGATCGACGTTTTCATCATCGACAACATGAGCAAGTGCGGCATTGGGGACGATGACTACAACGCCCAGAAGGCGTTCATGGAAAGCCTGTGCGACTTCAAGAACCAGACAGGAACGACCGTCTTCCTTGTAACGCATAGCCGCAAGGGCGAGAACGAAGATCAGCCGACCGGGAAGATGGATGTGAAGGGGAGCGGATCGATCACCGATCTTTCCGACAGTGTTCTCACCATCTGGCGCAACAAAAAGAAGGAAGAGAAGCTGGCCTCTCTGGCATTTACGCAAGAGAAGCCAGACGAAGACCTGATCAACACGCCGGACTCGGTCATCTACTGCTCCAAGCAGCGCAACGGCGAGTGGGAGGGCAAGGCTGGGGTGTACTGGAATGGCAATGCCATGCAGTTCACCAACAAGGCATCTGAGCGACCACGGATGTACGTCAAGTACAGCAGTCCCGCACCACCACGGACAGAAGAGGAAGAAGTGATATGAGCGACGACGAAAACAAGGTGGTGAACATCTTCTCGAGGAACGCGGAGCCGGACATCACCATCGGGCAGATTGCACCTCGCGCCGTACTCCAGGCTGCTCTCGATGCCGGGTTGTCGGAGGTAATGGTTCTCGGATGGGACGCTGAGGGATCGTTCTACATGGCCTCGAGCGAGGGTTACACGCCAGACCTGATCACCATGTGCGAGATAGCCAAGGCCAGTTACATAGCGGGGTATGAAGCGTGACATTGCAGCCACACCCACCTGAAGAAATGTTCGCGGAATCTATTCGCGAGGTTGCCAAGTTGCTGCAAAAGGCGGAAATCGATGTGGCAACAACAGAGGCTGATCTGAAGCGCACCGTCGCAAAGTCGATGCTCAAGGCAGAGTTGGATGGGAACAAGACCGCCGCTGCCCAGACGCGATGCGCAGATGAGGACGACGGTGTCTACGCGGCGCGGGTTGCGCACGGTGTAGCGAAGGGCAGCTTGGCATTCGCCAAGGCAGAGTTGAAGGCGCGTGAGATAGCTTTCGAGTACTGGCGCACAAAGGCCGCGACGCTGCGGCTCGAACGGAAGGTTTACTCAGCATGACGCAAGAAAAGGAAAACAAAATGGATGTAGTCGAGGTCATAGCGACAACCATGAACAACGTCAGCCAGATCATTCACGGAATGAATGACGAGGCCGGCTGGTGGACTGACCTGTCAACCGGCACCAGCATGAAGGGCAATCAACTCTTCGTCGCCAGCAAGTTGCTAATGATCCATAGCGAGATCAGCGAGGCGACAGAGGCGCACCGAAAGCACCTCAATGACGACAAGCTGCCGCATCGCAGCGGCGTCGAGGTTGAACTGGCGGACGCGATGATCCGCATCTTCGACCTTGCCGGCGCACTTGGCCTAGACCTGGGTTGGGCGATGATCGAGAAGCTGGCTTACAACAAGGAGCGCGCTGACCACAAGGTTGCGAACCGCGCATCCGAAGGCGGGAAAACTTACTGATGGATCGCGATCTGTACAGGAAGCTTGGCATCGACCCCGATACCATCAGCGACAGCATTAACTGCTGCCAATCAGACGCCGTCAGTGAGGACGACTGCTCCGCGTCCGACGAGTGCCATGCGATCTGTCACTGGCTGCTCGACCAGGCTGAATCGGCGCATGAGCAATACCTGAAGGCCATGAAGAACAACGACGAGTTGTCGGCTTATCGAATCAAGATAGGGGCGGCTGTCCTGCTGGAGGCGGCAGAGGCTATCCACTTGGGCGTACACCGAGGGTGAAGGGGCGGACACCTACCGCTGAAGAGAAACGCTGGATGGATCGGGCTGGCCAGGTTGGCTGCATCGCCTGTCATCAGATAGGCGTTCACCAGACGGAGGTGTCGCTCCACCACATCGATGGGCGGACAAAGCCAGGGGCGCATCTTCGGGTCATCCCTCTGTGCGGTAAGCACCACCAGAGCGGGGAGGGAACAGGGGACTTCATCTCCGTCCACCCATGGAAGCGCAGGTTCGAGGACGCATTCGGCACTCAAGAGGAACTGCTCGCCCAGGTGCAGCAGATTGTGGAGGAAATGGAATGAAACCCGTCAACGAGATTCTCTCAAGTACGCCGATGAAGAGGCCTCTGTCTGGGGTCGACTGCTCCCACGGCATCCCGATAAATCTATCTTGCGGTGCGTGTCAGGAAGCGTGGGCAGACAGCATCATGGCAGAACGCAAACGGCATGACGGGAACCACAAGCCGACCAATCCCAAGGACGCTGTCGGCATCAAGAAAGCGCCGCTCTCCACTGTCTCCGCCGTCGTGATGGCTGAGGTTGGCCTCGCCATGCTGGAAGGCGCGCTGAAGTACGGTCGCCACAATTACCGTGGTGCCGGCGTTCGAGCATCCGTCTACTACGACGCGACGATCCGCCACCTCTTCAGCTGGTGGGAGGGTGAGGACACAGACGCTGACAGCGGGATGAGCCACATCACCAAAGCTATTGCCAGCCTGACAGTGCTGCGTGACGCGATGATCCAGGACAAGGTCGAGGACGACCGCCCGCCAAGGTCTGGTGCGTTCTACAAAGACCTGAACACCAAGGCCGCTCTCCTGCTCGAGCGTTACGGTGACGTGCAGCCACATCACTACACGATCAAGGATGACGGTGATGCGTAGCCACTCTCAGAGCAAGGCGGACAGCTTCATGGAGGCTGTGACCAACACCGCCATCGGCTTTGTCGTGTCGCTGATCACCTGGCACTTCGTCGCAGCGTGGATGCAAATCCCGATGACCATGTCTAAGAACCTGATCATCACGGGCGTCTTCACGATTGTGTCGATTGCGCGTGGCTACGTTCTGCGCCGGATGTTTGATGGTCGGACGGTCTGGCAAGCAATCAAGGGTGGGTGTTTCTGATGGGCAAGATGAGTAGAGACAAGGGCGCTCTGTACGAGCGTGAGTTGGTCAACGAGGCCAAGAAGGCAGGCCTGTTCGCGCAGCGTGTGCCGCTGTCTGGCGCTACTAGCTATGCAAAAGGTGATGTCGAGATCACTCCTGGCTTCGACCCTAACGGGAAGCCGTGGGTGTTCGAGGCCAAGCGCCGCAAAGAACTACCCGTCTGGCTGCTCGAGGCGCTGGGTGAGAACCACGGCCTGATCTTGCGCGCTGACAACGAGAAGTCGGTTGCCATCATCCCGCTAACCACCCTGCTCGAGTTGATGCAGTGAGCGGGGCGCTGTTTGCGGACGGCTTCGAGGAAGCACTAGTAGGAATCGGAACGGCGTTCGACACAGACATCGCGGTCTATGACTTTGGCCGATGCGTGGATGTCCTGGTGCAGCGTGATGGCATGGACTACGAGGAGGCGGTTGAGTACATGGAATACAACGTCACTGGATCATTCGTCGGAGACAACACGCCCGTCTTCATCCGCTGGTCAATAGAGGAATACGAGCAGCTGTGAGGGGGGAGAAGAAGACCGCGACCAGGCCGGACAGCCTGATCTGGGCAGAAAGGGCGGCGGATCGTCGCACTCATAAAGAGCGTATGGATTACATCGACAACAATGTGCCGGCATCTCACCACGCTTTGGTTCGCGATCTAATGGTGTGCTTCCTTCCGACTCATGTGCTTGCACTTCCAGACAAGGAAAGCCGCAGAGCGTATCTCCTCGATATCCCATTAGATTGCGACCCGTCTTGGGCGAGGTCTATGGTCGAGTGCCAGGTTCAACACCTATGGAAGCAACGAAAGACTAGCAGTTGAAGGTCGTTCTAACCCGCAGCGAAGTCCGCATTTGCGAATGGCTTGGCGAGCAGCGCCTGGTGATCAACAAGAAGCGCGGCATCAAGGACGCCCGGATCGGGCCACAGTCCAGCCTTCAGACGGATATCGACGGGTTAAAGGGTGAGTTCGCTTTCGCCAAGATGTTCAATCTCTGGCCCGACCTACAGCTGGGTCAGCGCCCGCTGCACGATGTCATGTCCCCCTTGGGGGGAGTCGATGTCAAGACCACGCGGCACAAGGGCGGGCGTCTCTTAGCTACTAAGAAGAAGCAGGCGATACCGGCGGACTGGTATGCCCTGATGTGGTTGGAAGACGACAGAATCGTCCACTTTGTCGGAGCATCCACAGCCGGCCAGTTGCTTGATGACGCGAACCTTCGCGACCTTGGCTATGGTGAAACATACGCACTCGATTGGGGTGGTCTGGTGCGACCGGAGGCGTTCCAAGGCCTCCTAGCCAGCGCCATCGTCTAGGTGCGCAGCGGTGTCCACGTACCCGCCAATGATCTTGAGTACTTGGGGAACCGTCTTCGCACCCAGGGAGCGCATGATTGCATACAGTTCAGGATTATCTGACAGGTTGACGGTGGCGTAGGACTTGCCAGCATCAGACATGGCCTCCTTCGCCTTGTCGCACCACTTGCAGTCATCCATTGTCAGTATCAGGTATTCGATCACGCGGCGTCCTCCAGTTGGCGTCGCTCTGCGCACACAGGGCATTCGCCCCGGAGATAGTTAGCGACCCTCTTTCGCCTGTTGCTCTTGGTCGCTCCAAGCAGGTTCAGGATGGATGTGTGGTCACGGTTCATGAGACGCCCGATCTGAACGCTGGACAGGCCTTGACCGTGTAGGTGCATGGCTATCTCGCGTCGGGCATCGACCACATATCTCGCGCGGGATTCGCCCAGCACAGCGGCTGCCGTGGTTTGGTGACGGGCTGCAACCTCCGCGATGTACGCCATGTTCTTCTCGCGCGGTGTCGGCGTAACTTCAAAAACATCCGGCGCAACTGTGGGAGCGACATCTGCGTGATCGCTCATTCGCCCTGCTCCCGCGACGGCACTAACGACAGGGCGGGAAGACCCTTCGCTGCGCATTCGATCTTATGAGCAAGCGCCGCGTGTTGCGGGTCACTGCTGCTGCCGACTTCGTCACCGATGATCGCCAGGATATCGGCAATCGGTGTCTGTGTACGGTACTGATATGCCCGATCATGGGGGCTACGTTCATCCACGACGACGAAAGTCACGTCACCGGAAATCTTGTACGTCTCTTCGCCATCTTCGTCGATGTGAACCAGAACAGTCGGTGTCATCCATCAATCTCCACAAAGTCATTGCAATCGTCACCACCGGGAAACTCTGCGTAGGATTGTCTCGGTGCGGCAGGCTTTACCCATCGCCAGCACACAGCGGTACGTGAGCAGCGGTGCGAGCCAGTGAGGCAGGACGCCATGTCGGCGCGAGAGGTTTGCTGCTGGCTCATGCGCCTTGCTCCTTGGGTTGCGCTGCGAGGGCGGCGGCGTAGGTGGCGTTGGCAGCGTCGAGCGCGGCGTTGTAGGTGGCGTTGGCGGAGTTTACGGTGGCGTCCCATGCGGCGTAGGCGGCGTCTGCGGCGGCGTCGAGGGCGGCTCTTAGTTTCTCTAACTCAGTCATCAGTCATTTTCCTTCTCTTGCGCTGCGAGTGCGGCGGCGCGATAGGCGGCGCTGTAGGCGTAGGCGGCAGCGCCCCATGTGGCGTAGGCGACGGCATAAGCTTCCCGCTTGGCGTCCATGTCGGCTTTCAACTTTTCCAGATCAGTCATTGGTCTGTCTCCTGTTCTTGCGCTGCGATTGCGGCGTCGAGTGATGCGAGGCCGGCGATGTAGGCGGCGATGGCGGTTAGCGCAGGTTTGTACTCCTCTATGGCATCGTATGCGTCGAGGGCTGCGTCGCGGGCGGCTCGCAGTTTCTCAAGGTCAGTCATTGGTCTGTCTCCTGTTCTTGCGCTGCGAGGGCGGCTTCTGCGATGGCGAGGCGTTCGATGAGGGTTTCAATATCCTTCTCATGCTGGCCAAAATGGCCGGCGTCCTCGGCATCGAGCCACGCTTGCAGTCGTCCCACGGCATCACTCTGCATCGGTCTGCTCCTTAGTTTGCGCTGCGAGGGCGGCGAGGTAGGCGGCAATGGCGGCGTTGAGGGCGGCGTGGATCGCGGGTGGGCTGTCGGCGTCCCATGCGGCGATGGCTGCGGCATCGTATGCGTCGAGGGCTGCGTCGCGGGCTGCTCTTAATCTCTCCAAGTCAGTCATTGGTCTGCTCCTTAGCTTGCGCTGCGAGAATGGCGTTGTAGGCCTTGCTAACGGCGTCGTAAGCGGCGCGGGCGGTGTTGGCGGAGTCTACGGTGGCTTGCCATGCGGCGTAAGCGGCATCTACGGCGCTGACCCCTGCGGCCTTCAGCCTCTCTACCTCAGTCATTGGTCTGCTCCTTGGGTTGCGCTGCGAGAATGGCGTTGAAGGCGGAGTTGGCGGCGTATACAACGGCATCGCCGGGGAGATGGTGGCCTGCTTCGATGTGATTGCGCAGGTTGTCCACCTCCATGCAGACGCGGTAGTAAGCCGGATCGCCGCGCATTTTGCGGAGATACACCACAATCGCAGCCGTTGCTTTGCGCTCGCCTTCGGTCAGGCCGTTGTGCCAGCCAACGTCGTAGTGCCATCGCGTCGCCACAGCGGTTCGCAACCGCTCAATCTCCGCCATAGCAGTCCGTATGGTTGCTGCGGCGACGGTGTGGTGGTCGCGCTGCTGCTCCGCGTTGTCATAGCGAACCTCGCAAACTGCACCCGCCTCATGCCACTGCGCCAGTTTTTCTAGATTAGTCATCGGTCTGCTCCTTAGTTTGCGCTGCGAGGGCGGCGAGGTAGGCGGCAATGGCGGCGTCCCGGTCAGCATTGGCGGCGTCTACGGCGGCGTCGAAAGCGTCTCGGGCGGCGTCGAAGTCGGCGTAGGCAACGTCAATGGCGGCGTTTCGGTCGTCGTATGCGGCGTCGAATTCGGCCTCCAGTCTCTCTAATTCGGTCATCGGTCATTTTCCTATCTGTACGGGATGGCGGATAGCCAAGGCGCGAAGGCTACGGCCAGCGCCAGCACGATAACGACGATGGACTGCCGATAGCTAAGGTGGCGCTTACCGGGGCGCTCGGGGTCAATCATTGTCTGTCTCCTGTTTGATGTGGGCCGCAACTTCCACAAGGCGAGCGGCGCGCTCTTCCGCCAATTTGGCTCGGGCGATGTGTGTAGCAAACCAAGTCGGCGACGCAGCGTTGAAACTGGCAATTTCGTACTCGGTTTTCGCCTCGTTGTTTGCGTCGTCAATCGCTCCGCGCAACGCCTCCAGATGCTGGCGGGTTACCGTCACCATGTCAGCATCCACCCGGCGATCATCGTGGCGGTCAGCAAGAGCCACGCGCAAGCCATCATGCCGGCCAGCCGCTGTGCCATGCGCTGCCGGCGCTGCTGGCGCTCTATAAGGGATGCGAGGGTAATGAAGCGTTCCATGCGTAGAGTCCCTTTATTGGTTGCTTGTACTCAACTCTTCAGCGAAGCCGGTGCCGCGCGCTATCTCGAGCATTCTGTCCTGGGCAACGACCCCGAAACCGTCAACGAAATAGTGCTTGGTGCCGTGGTGGGGGAGATTGTTGAGGTCGCCCCATGTCACGCGCTGGTGTTCAAAAATCTTGATGTCGCAGCGGTACACGTTGTGTTTGTACCGCCGCAAGAACTGGGCGGCGCGGTCATAGATTGTCTGGGCAGCCTCAGCCTGCCGGACTAGGTTGCTAGAGCGGCCATAGTCGGTGCGCTTTGACTCTCCATCGATCCAGTGAACGCCATTGTCGATCAAGATCGACTTGATCATCCCTCTGCCCAGTTGGTACTTCCGCGCCATCTCGCTGAGGGTGTGCGACTTTGCGTCGTTGAGCAGTCCGTCAGGGGCAACAAGCTTGCCACCCAGCCGCTTGGTGTCCTGCAACCGCAGTGGAATGTCGTTGACCTTGCGCGTCTCTAAAAACTGCTCCGGCGGAAACCCGATGACTCCAGATATCTGGGCAACGGAACCACCGCCTTCGTACATCATCACGAACAGTTCACGCTGTTGATCCGTGAGTCTCATCACAATCCCTTTAAAGTAAGTTCCGGTGTTCCTTCGATTCGCCGCAATTTATGACAACCCCTGTACCCCACGGCGTTAACGCTTGCGCGCATCGAAAGCTTCAATCCCGCCACCGGAGATCGAGATTACGAAAGGAGGGGGAGGGGTAACTGGTCAATCTATAAGTTTCTCTGTGCGAGTGATCTGCACGATGTGGAGAGGGATTCCAATCTTTATTTCGTACCGGTTCCGCTCTTCACGTGCGCGCATCAGGCTGTCGAATGAAAAGACGGGCGCGTTCAGGCGTGTGCGCAGTTCGTATGTGATGGTCATGGGCATTTCCTTCGACTGAGGGGTCAGGCCGCTTGCGCGACCTGCTCCGGTTCCGACATGCCGATCAGCAGATCGACCGCCTTGGTTGCAGCAGACGCTGCCGACACGAACTCACGCTTGTGGTCGCCAAGCTTCTTGATCCACCCGTTCAAGTAGTGGGCGTGGTCAATGCGCGGCTCTGAACTAATACCCAAGTTGGCGCACAGGAAGGCGGCACCCAGTTCAGCGATCAGTTCCTCGCGGGCGTAGTCTTCGCTGCCGAAGGCGTTTGCCTGTTCACGGTTCAGGCGCGACTTGTGGCCCGTCCAGTGAACCAGTTCATGGGAGATGGTGCTGTAATAGCATTCAGCAGCCGTGCTGGTGGGGGTGTCCTCGAAGACATCGAGGGCGGGGACGTGGACGCTGTCGCGGGCGGGCGAGTAATAGGCGCGGCCTGCGTCGGAAAAGGTGATCTGGGCAGGAATTTTGCGGAAAAAATCCTCAGCACCCGCGATCCGTTCTGCGACTGTCGGCTCTTCGATGACCTCAGCCTGATAGCCATCAACCTGATCGGCGTTGAACACGTTGTAGTACTTCAGGAATGGGATGCGCTGCACCTTGCCGGCTTCCTCTTTCTCGATGAACTGCCAGAACACGATGGTGGTGGACTTCTCGCCCTTGCGCACTTGGCAGTCGCGCTCGTTCCACTGCTTGTACGTACCCCACACAGGCGATACGAAACCAGACCAACTGAGCAGCAGCGTGTTAACGCCGCGATAGTGTTTCTTGCTGGCGATGTTCACGGGGAGGGCGGACTTGCCCTTGCGGGCGAAGGGATTAACCCAGTTCGACCCGTGCTGTTCCATCATCTCGAGAACGCGGTCGGTGACCTGTGAGTAGACATCAAGCTTCATGGCACTGCTTCCTTGCGTTGTGCTGTTGGTGAAGGTGTAAAAAGGGGAGACCCAGGTGTCAACCCTAGTACTTTCAATAGACGTAGCCGGGACTGGACGCTTCCACGTCGGGCCACGGGTTGGCGCACAGGACGCGCCCCAAGTAATTGACGGTCACGTAGCCGGGGCAGAGGTAGAGTTTCCCGTCGCAGTCCACGACCGTCCAGACGTTGCGCTGGTCTGTGTCCGGGGGGACATCGCGCCAGCCGCGCATGATCGACCCGTCATCCATTTCGACGGGGGTATATCGCCGCTCGAACGTGTCATAGGTGCCGGCGCGGGTGCGTTGCTTGATGGTCATTGGTGTTCCCCTCAGAAGCCGGTGATGGCGATAACGTAGCGGCCATCATCAACCCGCGCACTGAACTGAATGTTGCGATGGGTGAGGCCTTCGACGGTGTTGAGGAAATCCTCGAGCGTGATGCAAATGATGTTCATGTGTTTTTCCCTTCGGCTTAGTTGGAGGTTGCGAGGCGGTAGAGTTCGCCCATCGCTTCGTTGTCGGTGTGATCGGAGATCAGTTCCTCGCCGCTGGGGTCATTGCCCCAGATCAGGGAAAACGTGCCGACCACGCCGCCGTCAGAGTGACGCACCCGGATGTAGTCTTCGCCGGTCGAGGCAAGCGCATTGATGATCTCTGTCGTGCTGCGGCTTTTCAGGACAGTCCACTCTTCGCCATCGTTCACGGAGACGAGGTGTCCGGCGGCGAGGATGGCGTTGACCAGCCTGCGGGCCACTGTGCGTTCGCCGACCGTTGCGTGTTCCATTGCAGTCATGTCGTTCTCCCTTGTGATGAGGTGATCAGGAAACTTTGGCGATGATGCCGTCACGCATGGTGACCTCAGCGAAGAACTCGCGGCCCTTGATGCCGGTGATCGACGGGCGGTTCGATCCGCAGAACTGACCGTCGCGGCGGAACTCAGCGCCGAAGATCGATGTCTCTTGGTAGCGCAGTGCCTGACCAACGGAAGCGGCCAGTTCCTTCTTGGATGCGTATTTCAAAATCATCATCGGTGTCTCCATCGTCGTAGCGTCGAACCGTCTCGACCTGCTAACTAATAGAAGTGCGAAATTTATGCGTCAACCCACCTCGCTAAAGTTTTTTTATGTAGACGTGGCTGAATGGCCATAACCCTCGGTTTTCAGGTCGAAATAAAAATTTCATCGGTGCATGATCGATGTCGATCCGCCATCTGCAATCTGATAAGAGGGGTGATGCGTTGACACACTGGGACGATGCCGTGGACTTACCGATGATCGATCACCGCTTGGAACGCATCGAGGACGAGATGCGGGGCATCGCGGAGGCGCTGAAACACCTCACGCGGGTCGATGAGCGGCTGAAGCAACACCGGGACACCATCGACGATCATGAGACGCGCATCCGCGACCTTGAGACGCTTGGACACACGGCCAAGGGTTCGTTCGTGACAGCAGAGCGGGTGATCTGGTTCGCCATCACCGCCGGTCTGGCGCTGCTGCAATTCGTCGGTTGAGTTGACCAGGAGCCGCTGCCGGTGGGCAGATGGCCCCTAAAATTTCGGCGGGAAAAAACAGAGGGCCAGCAATCGCCACCCCTCTGCTATGTGTTCCTGTAGTAGGGGAGAGACCCCCGTCTAGGTGTAGGCGTCTGCCCACTGTGTGAGCAGGATCGCCTTATAGGCATCGAGAGGCCTCTCTCGCAGTTCCGCGACGTGCATCAGGTCATCGATAGTTTCTTCGACCCAGTGCGCGCCTTCATCCCGGTGATCGGCCAGCCATCCGTGCAGGGCGGTGATCACCTGCTGCTCCGCTTCGGTCATGTCGGGCTGCTCTTCGACCGGGTAGCCATAGCCCAGCCAGTAGGGGATGCTGGCGTCCCTGTCGGTGGCGTCGAGTATCTCGTTACTGCGCTTTGCGCGGATCACGTAGATCGTCATTGTGGTGGTTCCTTTTGCAAAAGGTTCAAGCGGCGCGATCACGAATGCGCCGCAATTCGCGTTTGCGAGCAGCGTCGGCGGTGACTTCATTTTGGAACGAGCCATCAATCGGGCATTGCCCAATGCCAGCCAGATCAAACAGCGCCGCGCCAAACTGGTTTATGCCAACGGGCGCAGGCAAGATATATTTTGTCCACTGACTGCCCTGCCAGCCAAACCTGCCCATAGGCAAGCTGTAGGCGTTGCTGCCTACCGACAGCGTGACAATATCGCCCTCTGTCTGGTCGTGCATGGCGGTTAGGCATTTAGCGTGTTCTGGGTAGTAGGAATAAGCGGCCATGGTGGTGGTTCCTTCCTTGGAATTATTCAGGCAATTGGAGGGGCGACCGAAGCCGCCCCAGAGTTTCAGGCTGCGGCGAGGAGTTCGTCGAAGCGATCCTCAACCCAGTTGACCCGGTTGCCTGTTGCGCGAATGTCGAGCGTGTCGAGGATGTGGTACTCGACCCACAGATACTTGTCCGTCTGCGCGGCGTACGCACGTGCGTTGTCGAGGGTGATTGCTGGTGCCACTGCGGTGGTGAAGTCGTTGGTCATGTCAGTCTCCATTCACTGTTTGTCGCCTAAGACGACACCGTCTTAGAATCGGAGAAAGGGGTCTGTCAACTTTTAAAATTGGGGCGGGAAAAACCAGAGGGCCAGCAGCTTCATCCTCTGTAGTAGGGACAGAGACAGTAGAGAGAGATAACGCTATAGGGGAGAGACCAACCAGTGAGAGATCAGATCATGCGCGAACCAAAGACAGCAGAGGGAAAGGCCAAGGCCATCGCCTCAGTGAACAAGGATTACGTGACGCCCAAGCAACAGAGGTTTGTGGCGGCGTACATCGCCAATGGAGGCAATGGGACACAGGCAGCGATAGAGGCAGGATATGCACCGCGCAGTGCAGCGCCGACCGCCTCAGAGATGCTAAAGATGTCGAAGATCAGGGTGAGGTTAGAGGGGGAGAAAACAGCACAGCTAGACCGTCTGGCTCTGTCTGGCGACTGGGTCACGTCCCGATTGATGACGATGGCCGATCAGGCGGACAGCGATGCAGCCAAGGTTCGCAGCCTCGAACTGCTCGGCAAGGTGGTCGGCATCTTCGCTCCGGACAAGAAAGACATCACCGTGAACCAGACCGGGGACTTCCTCGCGACGCTCGATCTGGACGAGGATGACCCGGACACCATGCAGTAAGACCACAACCTAGACAGGGTCGTGGTCGTTGCCCTGCTAACACCCTGCTCAAGCCTCGCATTGCGCTGCATTGCATAGGGTTTGGGCGGGGTTTTCTTTGGGCCATCGGTGGTGTGGCCTTCCTCTATGCACGGCCAGTGCGCCAGCGCCGATCCGCATCCGCCCTGCCTGACCCGCCTGCCTACCTGACCTGCCCGCCTAGAGGGGGGGGGGACGTGGTGCCGCGACCCCGGCCTCGAGTCTGCGGTTCCATACGAGGCTGCAAACGCTGTAGCCCCAGTATTGGTATCCACCCTAACCTACCCCTACCCATTCCTAACCAGGGGGGTAGTCAATCTGACAAACGAAACCCAAAAAATATAAAACGCATTTTTGATGTCCCCTCCATAAGCCTTATGCAGATGACGACTTCTGCTTTGCCTTCTGCGCAAAATGGCTGTACTGCGTTATGAAACGCGGAGGCCAACGTGCTGTTCATGAAGTCCGGAATGAGCGCCATCAATCGCGCCAAGGCTAAGGCTGAGGAGCAGGCGGGCGTTGTGCGTACCCTGGCGAGGAGCGTGAGTCCCTTGCGCGGTGATCCACGCCGGCAGCCGAAAAACGAGAACAAGTTGGCCGATGTTGTGGCCGATGTTTGACGAGATGTCTGAGAGGATCGCGGGCATCACCTTGCACCGTGGCGACGACCCTCTAGCATTCTTCGGGCTGTCTTTCAGCTGCTTCAACTTTGGCGCTGAGTTCTACACCGGCATAGTGCGCGTGAACTTTGGCTTCCTGCTGATGATTGTGAGGTTCTAATGGCCGATCCTGTTTCTCTCTACCTGCGCAACTTCCAGGCGTCGGTCAACGATGGCTCGTACTTCAAGAAGCCTTCCTACGAAGAGTTCGAGGGCGACTCGATCCCGTACGACATGACTGTTCCGATGCAGCCGGTGAGCGATATGCCTATGCGGGAATCGCAGCCAGTAGAGGTTCGCGGTGGCCCCGTGATCGACGGTGATCAGCTTGGAGCGGGTGTCGGCGTCAATGCCCCGATGGGTCGTGGCAATCTCGACCTGAACGCTACCCTGGTGCCAGGCGATAGTCGTCTCAACGCGAACTACAACCAGCCTCTGGGGCGAGGCAACCTTGGCCTGAACGCCAGCATGGGTCGCGGCGGTGTGCAGAACGTCGGAGCGAACGTAGGCCAGCCTGTGGGCGATGGTTACGTCAATGCTCGAGCCAACTACCAGCCACAGTCCAAGAACTTCGATGTCGGCGTGGACTACCAGAACAAGGACACTGGGATTGGTCTGTCGTACAACAGGGCCAACAAGGCGCTGATGGCGAACGCCACAAAGCGATTCTGATGGCTAAAGACCCGCGCCTCGAGAAGGCTGGCGTGTCTGGCTTCAACAAGCCGAAGGCGACGCCGTCACACCCAAGCAAGTCGCACGTCGTTGTCGCGAAGGACGGGGACACGATCAGGACGATCCGCTTCGGGCAGCAGGGCGTGAAGGGTTCGCCGGACGGTTCCAAGCGCAACGAGGCCTTCAAGGCGCGTCACGCCGTCAACATCAGCAAGGGCAAGCTGTCTGCGGCCTTTTGGGCGGACAAGGTGAAGTGGTGAATTGATGACCGTATCTCCGCCGTGGCTGCTCGCAGCGCAGTCATACCTGGGTGTAAAGGAGGTTCCCGGTCCGAAACATTCTAATGTGATCCTTGGCTGGCTCCGTGGCCTGAAGGCCTGGTGGTCGGACGACGAGATGGCCTGGTGTGGCACATTCGTCGCGCACTGCCTCAAAGAGGCTGATCTGCCATTCCCCGATGCCTGGTATCGCGCCAGGGCGTACGAGAACTACGGCTCGCTCCTGCGCCGTGAGCGCCTGTCACCAGGTGCGATCCTGATCTTCCTGCGTCAGGGTGGTGGCCACGTCGGCTTCTACGTGGGCGAGGACGACACGCACTACCACGTCCTGGGCGGCAATCAGTCGAACGGCGTGAACGTGATGCGCCTGGCAAAGCACCGGCTGTTCGCCTCCCGTTGGCCGACTGGTTACCCGGTAGTCGGCGGTCCAGTGATGCTTGCCTCTTCTTCCGCGAAAATTTCCGGGAACGAGGCGTGAAGATGCCGTCACTGAAGCAGTTGTTCTCCCTCTGCCTCCTGGGCGGGGGCGGCGCACTGTCTGCATTCAGCACGTGGCTGGTGTGGATCGTGTGGAAGGGTGGCTGGAGTGTGTCAAATCAGTCACAGCAGCTGGAAATTCTTGGCTGGGCGCTGCTCGGCGGCCTGTCCGGCGTGATGGTTTCACTCATTGCGATTGCGGTCGGCGGTCCTTTGCGTTCGCTCAAGGGTGAAGCCGGCCCAGTAAAGGTGGAAGTCGATGGCGATGATTGAGGTCATCAGGTGGTGTTGGAAATTCCGCCGATTTTTTCTAACGGGCATTGTCGTCGTGGCCTTCATGTGGGTCTGGTACGCCAAGACCTCTGTCGAACGCGACCTGGCTCGAGAGAAGCTGATGGTCGTTGACCTTGAGCATCGCGTCGAGCAGCAGAACGTGGCCATTATGGAGTGGGCCGCTGACGCACAACGTCGTGGAGTGATGGCGAAGGAAGCCTTGCGTAAAGCATCGCTTGACGCCAAGCATCACAACGTGAAAGCGCAACGCATCCTAGTAGAGAAGCCGGTCGCAGATGATGAGTGTGTGGCGGCGCTCAGTCTGCTAAGGAAATACCAGTGAAGCGGGTTCTGTTTCTCCCGCTTATTTTTTTGGCAGGCTGTGTCACGCCCCAGGCGAAAGTGATCCGGATGCCAATCCCAGTTCCGTGTGTCACGGAGACGATCAAGGAGCCGGACTTCCCCACAGTAGAAGCGGATGCCGGTCTATTTGAGCGTGTACAGGTGCTACTTGCGGAGCGAGAACTCCGTCGAGGGTACGAAGGGCAACTAAAAGCGGCCATCGCCGCGTGTGGAGACGTGAAATGAAGAAGCAGATGATGCCGTTCATGGGCAAGGAATCGAAGATGGAAGAGAAGATGGAAGCCAAGAAGGGCGCTAAGGCCGCTCCGAAGGCGAAGGCCTCCATGAAGTCGGCTTGCAAGCCAAAGAAGAAATAACCGGGGCGGGTGCCGTATTGTTGCACCCGATGTGGTCAAGAGAAGCCGCTCGACCAGTTCCGCTATAACGCGCGAACTGGTCGGCACTCTGCCTCCTGCCTGAGTTGCTGGAAGCCTAACCGGCAAGCAACGTACATCCACCAGTCAATTGAACACTACCTGGCGCAGAAACTTCGCCATGCCACGCGCCGCACCAGAATACGAGGCAAGCGCGCTATCACCTTTAACATCACCCTCGATGATGTGATGATGGTCTATGAGGAGCAGTCCGGTCGTTGCGCAATCTCCGGAGTTGCCTTAACGCACAGCGAAGAAACGCCGCACACGAACGCATCTATCGACCGCGTAAATCCGGACGTTGGGTACGAGGTTGAAAACATCCGCCTTGTTTGCTCGCTGGTCAACATCATGAGGATGCGCCTCAGCGACGAAGAACTGGGCAAGTGGGCGGTGAAAATTGCTAAGGGAATGGGTCTGTGGAAGTAGAGGTAATCAAGAAGCTTATAGCCAGCTTCCCTCTGTACGCCAAAAACGTCCTGCGGATCGTCAGCAAGCAAGGGGAGGTCATCCCGTTCAGGTTGAACCGTGGACAGCTAATCCTGCATGAGCAGCTGGAGCGGCAGCTGGCTGAGACTGGCCGTATTCGCGCCCTGGTCATCAAGGGCCGGCAGATGGGTATCTCGACCTACGTCGAAGGCCGCTTCTTTTGGAAGGTCACGAAGACCAAGAACGCCAACGCCTTCGTGCTGTCTCACCTGGCGGAATCGACCACCGCGATCTTTCGCATGGTTCGCTCGTTCTACGACAACGCAGCGCACAGCGTATTCAAGCCGCCGCTTTCTACGTCGACGACCACCACAATGGTGTTCGACGGACTGAACTCCCAGTACCGAATCGGCACCGCGCGCTCGACAAACATCGGGCGCGGCATGACCAACAAGTACGTCCACGCCTCCGAGGCCGCGTTCTACCCGAATAGCGGTGAAATCGTGTCCGGTCTTCTTCAGTCCGTTCCGGCGGAAGGCAGTGAAGTGATCGTCGAGTCCACCGCCAATGGTGCGGGCGGGTGGTTTTACGAACAGGTGATGAAGGCGCTCCGAAAGGAGAGTGACTGGATCGTCATCTTCATCCCCTGGTACTGGCTGCCAGAGTACGCCAAGAAGATCGACCCGTACTTCACCCGCACAAAGGAGGAGGAGAAGCTTGCTCTCACCTTCTCGCTGTCCAGCGAACAGCTGAACTGGCGTCGGTCAAAGATCGACGAACTCGGATCAACGGACCTTTTCAAGCAGGAATACCCATGCACCCCGGAGGAGGCGTTCCTCTTCTCTGGGCGAGCATTCGTCGAAGAAGACTGCCTCATGGACGCAGATCGTGACTGCTACACGCCTTACGTGGAGGGAAGCTTCAAGGACGGCACCGTCACACCGCACACCGAAGGGTCTTATAAGCAGTGGATCAAGGGCGTTGACCCTGAAGAGCGGTATTGCATCGGGGTCGACGTGGCGGAAGGCCTCGCACACGGGGACTATACGGTCGCACAGGTACTCGATTCACTGGGTCGGCAGGTTGCGTCATGGCGTTTGCACATCGACCCATACGAACTCGGCGATCAGATGGCGCACCTGGGCAAGAAGTTCAACCGCGCCTACGTGATACCGGAGCGAAACAACCACGGCCTGACCACAATTCGTCGGATGCAGGACTTAGGTTACCCGAACTTATATGTCGAACACACAGTCGATGATGCGTACGCAGACAAAATGACTAAGCGCGCAGGGTTTTACACCAGCAGCAAGACCAAGCCGTTGATCATCGACAACCTTGCGGCGCTTCTTCGTAAGAGGGATAGTGGTATTGCGGACCAAGAACTTGTAAAAGAACTCCGCAATTACGTTATCGACGACAAAGGGTTCACTAATGCAAAGTCAGGTTGCTATGACGACCGTGTGATGTCATACGCAATCGCACTCTTCGGGTTGAATACCATGCCGCGTAATCGTCGCACTACGAAGAACGCTGTAGGGTATAAACCGTTCGATGATGTTGTGGGGTATTGATGTTCGAGGACGACCTTGAAGACGAAAACAATGGAGAAGTAGTCGAAAATAAAGTCATAGACGAAGACCTTGAGGACTATCAAGGCCTTGGTCCGCGACTTCAGTCCCTGTTCCGCGAGTACAAAGATGCTCGCAAGGACAATGAGGACGAATGGTTATCAAGCTTCCGGCAGTTTCTTGGGCAGTACGACCCCGATACGCTCGCCAAACTGACCGGATCACGCTCGAAGATTTTTGTCGGCTTGACCCGCACCAAGGTCATGGCCGCGTTTTCCCGCATGGTCGACCTGCTGTTCCAGCCTGGTCAGAACTTCTTCGGCATTGAGCCGACCCCGATTCCAGAACTCGACCCGCTCGAGATGGCGGAGATCACCAAGAATGCGACCGCAGAGGTAATGGCGGTCAGCGGTGCTGTTGCTCCTACGCAGGTGATGGACATCATCAACGAGCGTAAGGACGAACTGACAGACGAAGTGCGAGAAGAGGTCAAGCGCCGCGCCAGACTCGCCTCCGAAGAGATGTCTTTGCTTATCGGTGACCAGCTGCAAGAAGCCAGCGCGGAGCAGAAGATCAAAGAAGCCATCATGGAGTCGGTGATCTTCGGCACTGGCTGCATCAAGGGTGGCACGATCCGCATCGACCGCCAGAAGCGATGGAAGCGTTCCCTCGTTAACGGGGTCCAGACCCACGCCCTGATGGTTATCGAGCGGGTGAAGCCGGATATCGAATCTGTTTCTATCTTCGATATTTACCCTGACCCATACGCCACGTCGAACACGGACCTGCACGGCCTGTTCCGCCGCCATGTTCTTACGCGCCGTCAGTTCCGCGACCTGAAAGACCTGGATGGCTTTGATGGTGACGCGATCATCGAGATTCTGACCGACTCCCCGCGAGGGAACTACGTCGAGGAAGACCATGAGCGCATCCGCCGCGAGGCCGCGCACATCAGACTTCAGTCCGGTCCGAACAATCGGTTCGAGGTTCTCGAGTACTGGGGTTCTATCAACGGCACAGACCTCGTTGATGCCGGCGTTGAACTCCCCAAGGACTCGGAAGAGGACGACGAGTACGACGCAAACGTATGGATTTGCAGCGGCAGGGTTGTTCGCGCCACCCTCAACCCCATTCCGGACGGTCGCATCCCGTACAACTGCTTCCCGTATGAGCGTAACCCTCACCAGTTCTGGGGTACGGGCGTTCCCAGGATGATGCGCGACTCGCAGCAGACCATGAACGCTGCCACTCGCATCTTCATCGACAACGCCGCTATTGCTTCCGGCCCGCTCGTAGAGGTCAACACGGACTTCCTCGAGGCCGGCGAAGACCCGCGAGACATTCACCCATGGCGCGTGTTCTTGCGTAGTGGCGGCGATCCGACTGCGCCGGCTGTTCGCTTCAATCAGCCGATTGCCAATACCGGCGGGATCATCAACATCATCGAACTATTCCGCAAGTTCGCAGATGAAACGACATCGCTGCCGTCATACACGCACGGCGATCAGGGCCAGTCGATGAACAAGACGGCCACTGGTATGTCCATTCTCATGGGCAACGCGAACGTGTCGCTGAAATCTACACTGAAGAACGTCGACGACTTTCTCATCATTCCCTTAATCCAGGCGCTGTATCACTGGAACATGGAGTGGAGTGACAACGAAAAGGCGAAAGGCGATCTCAAGATCGTCGCGCGTGGCTCTACTTCGCTTATTCAACGTGAAGTTCGCTCGCAGCGTCTTCTGCAATTTCTGTCACTAATCAGCAATCCGATGGACGTTGCCATTGTAAAACGTAAGGAGTTGCTTACGGAGATTGCAAAGAGTATGGACATAAATCCGGACGAAGTATTGAAGTCCGACAAGGAACTAGAAATTGAAGCGCAAGCCGTACAGCAGCAGATGCTCGCAGCAGGTGGCCCAGGCGGTGGTGGCCCTGGCGGGCCAGCCCCAATGGAAGGTATTGATGACCTTTCTAACGGAGCGGCTGGAGGCTTGCCGGGACAAGTTGGAGATCGTTCCGGATCACAGATTTGAGCAAGGATCGGCGGCAGAACTCCGCTATTTCCTTGAACTAGAAGATACCGCGCAAGCGGTTTTGAGCAGTCGTAGGCCTGAGACTCAGACACCCTACGACTAATACCAACAACGGACACTCCGTGCAGCGGACCCGTAACCAATGGTGTGTAAATGAAGGTTGACCCTGAACAGCTTGAACGTGAAGCCGAAGAACTTCTGAAGCAGATGATGGAACGGAATGCGAATCCCCAGTCTGACAATCAGACTGAAGAGGACACCTCGCACGTTCCTGAACATGACGATAACCCACCCGCAGAGTCAGCGGACACCGGGGAAGACGGCGTTAACGAGACTCCTCATTCTGAAGATCGCGGCGATCAGCAGAGTGATGAAGGTGATGGCGACCTGCGGAAGCAGCTTCGCATTGCTGAAGAACGTGTCAAGAATGCTCAGGCCAGAATGACTAAGGCCACCCAAGAGACTGCTGACCTCCGTCGTCAAATGATGGAACTCCAGTCGAATATGGCAGGCCTTCAGTCTCGGATGGCAGAGACGGCGTCCCACAAGGACGAGATGGACGATGAACTACGGACACTCGCTGAAGAGTATCCCGACATCGCCTCTCCTCTTTTGAAGAAGCTGTCCCGGCTTGAAGAGACGGTCAGTGAGTACCGAACGCAGATGGCAGCGAAAGAGAGTCAGGGTACGCTTCAGGCGCACTTTGACAGCATTCGGAAGTCGCACCCCGACATGGACGATATCGTCACGTCGGATGACTTTAATGGATGGCTTGATCGTCAATCGCCTGTCTGGAAGCGCGTCGCCCAAGATGGCAGCGCCCAGGAGGTGGTCGACTTGCTTGATCGCTACCGTGACGTACTCGGTACACCGCCGCAACAGCCGGAATCCAAAGTCGAACGGGCAAGAAGGGTTGCAGAACCATCAATGCCCAAGGCGAGGAAACCGGACCCGAACTCGGGCAAGCGAGTCTGGACACGTGAGGAGATCACACGGATGCCTCTCAATGAATTTGAGAAGCGCCAGGGTGAAATTGACCAAGCGTATCTGGATGGGCGAGTCCGTTAAAAAACAACTGTTGTGATTATGAGGTCTTAATATGCCCGCTTTTGCTACTACTGGTACTACGTCCGCTGCGAACTTCATTCCTGAAATCTTCTCGAAGAAGCTTCAGGCGAAGTTCTACGCTTCTTCGGTCCTTCCGCAGATCAGCAACACCGACTATGAAGGTGAGATCAGCGGCCAGGGCAACAAGGTCAACATCCGTACCGTTCCCAACGTGACGGTCAGCGACTACACGGGCAGCGTGTCGTACGCTGATGTGACCACGCAGATCATCGAACTGATGATCGACAAGGCGAAGTCGTACGCTTTCAAGGTGGATGACATCTTGAAGGTTCAGGCCGACATCGCCTTCCAGAACGAAGCATCGAAGGATGCTGCCGAACAGATGCGTATCGCTGTTGAGACGGACGTGCTTGGTAACATCGCTACCGGCGCGACCACGATCCTGGACAAGGCATCGGTTTCGGTGTCGAACATCCTTGATCACGTTCTCGAAGCAGGCCGCAAGCTGGACGAACTGAACATTCCGGATTCGGATCGTTTCATCGTTCTCTCGCCGCTCTACGTCGAGATGCTGAAGAAGACGGACCTCAAGCTTGCCTACCTGACCGGTGACGGCGTTTCGCCCATCCGCAACGGCAAGGTTGGCATGATCGACCGCTTCACCGTCTATCAGTCGAACCTCCTGGCCATTGGCTCGGGCGGTGACGCTGGGAAGACGATGGCTCTCGCGGGTCACCCGAAGGCGACGTGCTTTGCGTCGCAGTTCGTGAAGACGGAAACCGTCCGTCTCACCGATACCTTCGGTGACGGCATTCGCGGTCTGAAGGTGTATGGCTACAAGGTCGTTGTTCCCAACGCGCTTGTGACCCTCAAGCTGAAGACCACGGCCTAATCGGCCAGAGGGGGAGGGCAACCTCCCCCTCACTCCGTTTAGGTGGTGGCAGGTGTTGGAAGTCGCCTGCCTCCTCCTAAGCCGAGTGAACCAAAGAGGGGAATCATGGATAAGACTATCGATCAGATGAACAAGGACGAACTTGAGGCGTATGCCCGCAAGGAGTTTGCCTTTGAAATCGATAAGCGTCGCCGCCTTGATGACCTAATTGAGCAGGTAAAGTCTTTCGAGACGATGAAGGGCAAGCCGAAGCCTGTCACGTCCCAGACCGCGAAGAAGGACCGTTGTCCGAAAACTGTACGCAACATTCGGACTGGGGTGGAGTGGTCCTGGAATCCACTGTATAGCGGTAATGCAGACCTCGAAGTTATCGAGTGGGAGTGAACTGAATGCCAACGACCAAAGCCATTGACCTGATCAATCGCGTGGCGGTCACGCTGCAAGACCCCACGTTCGTGCGTTGGACTCAGCAGGAATTGCTGAACTACCTAAACGACGCACAGCGGCAGGTCGTTCTGTTCCGTCCAGACGCGAAGACGGTCAATACCACCCACACGTGCGTAGCAGCTGCCAAGCAGACGCTGGCTGCTGACGGATTGCGCCTTATCAATGTTCTACGTAACAAGGATGGTCGCGCCATCACGAAGGTGGACCGCAAGATTCTGGATGTGCAGCTGCCCAACTGGTGGGAGACGCCTGTTGATGCGACGGGCGTGAAGCATTTCGTCTACGACGCCATCGATCCGAAGGTGTTCTACCTGTTCCCGAAGCCGGCGGTAACGAACCAGATCGAGATCGTCTACGCCACGTCCCCGGCAGACCTGTTGGTGAGCAACTTCACCAGCGACACCCAGGTGATCAGCATCGACGACATCTACGCGAACGCCATCATGGACTACATGATGTACCGCTCGTACCAGAAGGACAGCGAGTTCGCGAACCTCAACCGTGCCGGTTTGTTCTTCCAGGCCTTCGGCAATGCTCTTGGCATCAAGACGCAGGCTGACGGTGGCCTGAACGACAACATGATTGCGCAGCAGCCTGGGGTGATACGCCAGTGAAGTACAGCGACCTGTTCGTTTACGTGCTGTCTGAGGTGGCTGGCTGCCCGGAGTTCACCGCTGAACGTGCGATCCGCGATACGTGCATCGACTTTTGCGCCCGGACTGGGGCGTACAAGGCAGAGCCGCTGTCGCTTATCGTCATTCCCGGCATCGTGGAATACGAACTGGAAGCGCCGACCGGCACGGAGCCGAACCACGTCAGCAAGGTACTCCGTAGTGGGCGTGAACTGACGAAGCTTCCGTACGAGGATGCGTACATCCGCAACGAACTGGCAAGCACCAGGTCTGCGCCTGGCTACTTCTCCCAGTACGACAACAGCAATCTACTGCTTGGCCCAGCGCCAGACGCCAGAGAGACGCTCAAGGTTCTTTACACCTTGAAGCCGACCACGGCGTCTACCTCTATCCCAGACACCATTGGCCTCGAGCATCGCGAGACGCTGGTCAGTGGCGCTCTGTTTCGTCTTCAGATGATGGCGGGTGCTACTTGGGCGAATGGTGGCCCAGCGCAGGCAAACAACATGATCTACGAGCGCGGCGTGTCGGCTGCGATCCGCCAGGCGAAGTACGGCCATAGCGGTGCCTCGCTCACTGTGACTGCGCGGGAGTTTGGGTAATGGCTTATTCAGAGACTATCAACCTTGTCCAGGGTGACACGCTCCCGCAGCTTCAGCTGACGATCCGCGACCAGAACACTGCCGCGTCAGGCAAGACGCTGGACACGGAAGACCCGACGACCTGGGCAATCGTGAACTTGGTGGCTGCGACTGTCCGCCTGAAGATTCGTGAAATCGGCGGAACGGCACTGAAGGACACGATCACGGGCCAGGTAACGGACGGCATCAACGGCAAGGTCGTCTTTATGTTCGCCAGCACTACCCTTGATACCGCAGGCCTGTACGAGGCGGAGGTGGAGGTTACGACTTCTCTTGGCGGAATACAGACCGTCTATGACCTCCTGAAATTGCAGGTGCGCGAGCAGTTCTAATGAACGCCTTCGATGCTTCACAGAAGCTGAGGGCGGCGGCAACGTATGCGGTCCTGAAGGCGCAGAGCGCGTTCTCCGTTCTGACGACATCGACCTATTACCAGACGCTTGCTGCGCAAGCCGTAGCCGCATTCCTGACAGCACAGGCCAGCGCGACCTCGATGGTGGCGACGGCTAACTACATCCGCATTCGGATCGAGGCGGAACTGGGCGAGTTCATCTTTGCCTTGAGCCGTGGCGACACGCTCACCGCCATCGACACTGCCGTCCGCTCCTTCCTCAAGGGTCTGTCCCACGCAGCGCAGGTCAGCGACCAGGCGGTCAGGCTGTTTAGCAAGGCAGTCGCTGACGCCTTCAGTGCGTCCGACACGGTGAGCCGCCTGTTTGGCAAAGGCCTGACGGATACCACTACGGCTTCTGACGTAAGTACCAAGTCACTTGGAAAAGTGCGCCAGGACATTTCTGCGATTTCCGATGCGGCGGTGAAAGGTTTGACCACATCCCGGTCAGACTCCTTTGTTGCCGGTGACGTGCTGACCCGCGTCACGATCTTCCTCCGCGCGTACCTAGACGCCTTCACGGCATCTGAGTTGTATCAGCGGACATTCGGCAAGTCGGCCACTGAAACTGTGGCCATTACGGATGATGAAATCCGCACAGTACTGAAGGTTCTGTCTGATCCTGCAACAGCAACGGACGACACGAACCAGGCGGGGGTAGACGACAACGCGAACCTGTCGTTCTTCCGCAGCCGCTTTGAGTCGGCGAGTGCATCCGATGTGTTCTCGAGAACGGTGGTTTATGCCCGTTCGTACATTGACGGACTAAGCACCAGCGACGCCACAACGCGAGCGTTTGCCAAGGCTGCCTCAGATGCCCCCGTGGCTGGAGACGCTGCTGTGCGCTCTCTGATGAAGACATTGTCGGACCTCGCCAGGGTTACGGACGACGTGAACGGCGCGGCGGCGGACGATGATGCTAATTGGTCGTTCTTTAAAAACCGATCTGAAGTCGCCACTGCGCAGGATATTCTCACTAGGGTCATGACCTACACGCGGCAATTGAGCGACACCGCGTCAATCGCCGAGACAGTTGCTCGCAGTACAACAAAACAGTTTGCTGATGCGTTTATTGCTGGCGATGCGGCGGTCATCTCGATGGTGCGTCAGCGCAGCGCAAGTGAAAGTTCCAGCGTCGCGGATGCTATTGTTCGCGGAATAATAAAGAGCATTGTGGACTCTGCGCAGGCATCCGACTTCGCCACCCTAAGTGTGTTTCGAGCAAGAACTGATCTGGCGACTTCATCAGATGCCGCGTCCAAGACTGCCGGCAAGGCTTCCTCTGATATTGCATCGACATCAGATGGTGGCTCTGTTATGAGCCAAGGGTATACGAGCGGTACGTACTTCGCAGAAGACTACGTGGGAACTTACAGAACTTTTTGAGGTAGATCATGAACACTCTTGAAAGCATCAAAGCCACGGGCCGTCTGGCGATTGCACTCCTCGACGCTAATGGCAACTTGAAGACCAGTGTTGAGGTTGAGAACCTTGTCGTCACAGCCGGCCTTGGCTTCATCTCGAGCCGCATGAAGGATGCCACCGCCGCCGCCATGTCGCACATGGCTGTTGGGTCTGGCACGACTGCCGCAGCTGCCGGTCAGTCTGCGCTAATTAGTGAACTTGGCCGCTCCGCCCTTACGTCCACCACGGTGACGGGTGCGCAGGTTGCGTACGTAGCGACCTTTGGCCCTGGCGTTGGCACTGGCGCTGTCACGGAAGCCGGACTTTTCAACGGCGCTTCGTCTGGCACGATGTTGTGCCGCACGGTCTTCAGCGTCGTGAACAAGGATGCTGGCGACACCATGACCATTACCTGGACGGTGACGCTGGCCGCTGCCTAATTTGGTTTGAGGCGAGTTATAAATGGCTACTATTACGCTGCGAGCCGCTAAGGGTTCGCCTCTCACCAACACTGAGGTTGATAACAACTTCAGCGCGCTGAACACTGAACTGGCAACGAAGGCGAACTCTGCATCGCCTTCGCTGACCACACCCATCCTCGGCGTTGCCACTGCAACTAGCATTGCCGCAAGCTTGGGTGCCGTTGGCACACCTGCGTACACGTTCACGGGCGATACCGACACCGGGATGTGGTCCCCGGCTGCTGACACGATTGCCTTCAGCGAGGGTGGCGTGGAGGCCATGCGCATCGACAGCAGCGGCAACCTCGGGATCGGTACTTCAACACCGGGTTCGAAGCTAGAGGTCAGTGGAACCACGCGCTCCACCGCCTTGGTCGTGACCAGCGCCACCGCATCGGCTACCACAACGCAGTTGACCAACTTAAACAGTGGGTTCCAGCTAAATACGGTGAACGGCAGCAGCAGCAGCGCATCCGGCGATGTGCAAGCTACACTCGGGCTGTACTACAGTTCCTACCTGAACGGCGGCATCCAGTTTCCGCGAGGTGGTGACGGCACGAACGGTTGGCTGAACTTCATGACGGCTGGCACTGAGAAGATGCGCCTCGATGCCGCTGGTAACCTCGGGATCGGGAACACTGCGCCAACGACAAGACTCGACGTATCCGGGAGTATCACTTCACGCAGCGGATCGGTCATAGCCGACACTCTGACAAACTACGGCACCAATCTGGTGATCAACGCTGCGGGCGGTTTAGACACTATCTTTCAAACTAACGGCACCGAGCGTATGCGCCTCATCACCGGGGGCAACGTCGGGATCGGGACGAGCGCGCCGGGTGTCCCTTTGGATGTCAATGGCGCGACCCGGATACGAAGTAACTTTTTTGTGTACGGTACTGGCGACCGTTTGAATGTGCTTCCGGGGGCGGCTGCCAGCGGTGTAACCGTTCTTTCCACAAACAATGGCAACAGCGACTATGCACCGCTGGTGCTTGATGGCAGCAGGGCGGTGTTCAACGCGCTTGGCACCGAGCGTATGCGCCTCGACGCCAGCGGCTACCTTTTGGTCGGGACGACATCCTCTGCGGGGGTTGGTTCTTCCCGTATACAAATCGGAGGTTCTGGCCCTACAACTCAGATACTCGCCAAGACTTCAACCGGCCATTTCGCAACATACGCCACAGGAACCGACGTTTATCAATCATGGGCCAGCGGAGGCCTTTTGGCTTTTGGCGTTGCTCCGGCAGACGGCTCTACATTTACCGAGCGTATGCGTATCGACAGCAGCGGCAACGTCGGGATCGGGACGACTTCAGTAACTACCTCTCGCGTTCAGGTTAAAGGCGCTAACAATACGACAAATGCCTTTGATGATGGACTAAAGGTCACATCAGCAAATGAAACTGTTTCTACTCAGTATTCATGGGCGGGTATTAACGCAAACGATACGCTTCTATTTGCGACCGGCGGAACTGAGCGTATGCGCATTGCAAGTAGTGGCATTGTTACAGCCACTACCTCGTTCAATGCGCCGGTTTTTAACGACAGCAATGACTCGAATTACTACACCAACCCGTTTGGGACATCTAATCTTCTCGGCCTGACTGTCGCCAACACAATCACTGGCAGCGTCACTGGCAGCGCCGGCAGCCTGTCGAATACGACGAACTATTTTATCAACCGTGGCGACATTGCCGCTGCCAGCATCGATAGCGCAACCGGACTTGGCGTTTGGAAGCAGGTGAATGCGGGCGATAGCCATACCATTATTGCGGCGGGTGCCGGCGGATCGACTAACACGGTCCAACAGCGATTTCATTACACGGGAACCATGGAGTTCCGGAACAATACTGACGGCGGTACATGGCAGCCGTGGAAGACAGTTCTTACAAATACGAACTACACCAACTACTCGCCATCGCTTACCGGAGGCGGCGCGAGCGGTACGTGGGGAATCAGCGTCACCGGCTCGTCTGGTTCGACAACTGGCAGTGCTGCGACCTCTGGGTCGGCAGGCGCGTTGTATGCCAACACTGGCGCAGTCAGTAGCGGTCTCCAGGTTTGGAACGAGATCAGCAACACCACGCTCAACCCTGACGCGGGCTGGTATTACGGTTTGCGAATGGGTCATGGCGACGCCGCCACGTACTACAGCGCAACGCTGGCGATACCGTTCTTCGCAGACGGTCTTTATATGCGCCGCAAAACGGGCGGCACAGACACCGCGTGGCGGCGTTTCTGGCACAACGGCGATGTCAGCATTACAGCGGCCACGGACTTTCAAGCGCCGGTCTTCAAAGATAGCGACAACGCCGCTTTCTACCTCGACCCTGCCGGCACAAGCAATCTGTCTAGGCTGACCCTAAACCCAGGCGTTCTCGGCGTAACCACTGGTTTTTACATAAACGGCGGAGATATCACCGCTGCCAGAACTCCTACAACCGGCGCTATTTATTTAAGCAATGGCGCGTCGTCATATATTTATTTTGACGGTTCTTCATATGAATTTGGTCCATCTGGATTTGTTACGTCCAGCGTAAGCCTTCGCGCGCCTGTTTTCTACAATAGCCCCAACACTGCTTTCTACGTCGATCCTGACGCAACCTCCGTCCTAAGCGCCCTTAATCTTGGCGGGCGTCCAACAACGAACGCTGTGTATTACTCAGGCTTTAGCCTTGACGCCAACACGATGGATGCGAACTCGACTGGGTTTACCTACTCACTCAATGCGCCGCATACCGGCCCAATCGTACGTTTAGGCGATGGAGGGTACAGCCTTCAGCTAAATGCGCCGTACTCTGGCAACGGGAACAAGCTGTCTTATCGCACTCGACAGGGCGATGCTGGCACATTCAATTCCTGGTTTTCCGTTGCTACTTATGATGTCAACCCTGGCAGCGGCGAACTGTATGCAACGAAGTTCTCAGATGCCGCTAACTCGGCATACTACTTAAATCCCGACAGCACCTCCGCCTTATACGACGCCATTGTCATTGGCCCGAATCCTTCGTGGGCGGCGTTTCTTAGAGTCGGCGGAAATGGTGCGAATTCGGATATGGCTACAGTGGCCGCATCTAATGGCAATCTGCATCTGGACAGCAAGAACGCCGGTTACCATATTTATCTAAACCATTCATCAAATGGAAATGTCATGATGAACGGTGGCGGTGGATATGCCGAGTCATACCACAGTATGCGCGCACCGATCTTCTATGACAGCCAAAACACTGGCTTCTATAGCGACCCTACCAGCACATCTAATCTAAATGCAGTGTTGTCTTACTCTTACCAGGGTAACGGCAATGTCGGCAGTACAGGTAATGCTTCGTGGCATCCGAGCGGCGTTTACTCAGCCGGACCCAACTGGCTATATGGCGGCATCCATGCCGGTGGCGGAGACATCAATAACGTCAACAACTGCTACGCAAGCGTCTTTTCCGACAAAGACGACAGCACGTATTACCTTAATCCAGCGGGATACTCCCTAATCAACGGTAACGGAAGTACCGCTGGGTCTGCCGGCGTAGCCTTGAATATCTACTCAACAGGGGCCAATGGGGCCATCATGGCCTTCCATCGCGGCGGTCATTATGCCGTGAACATGGGGCTAGACAACGACAATGTGTTCCGCATTGGTGGCTGGTCAGCAGCTGCCAACCGTCTTCAGATGGACATGAGCGGCAACCTGACAATGGCCGGCAATGTCACGGCCTATTCGGACGCTCGCCTCAAAGAAAATATCATTACCGTAACAGACGCACTCGGCCTTGTCGGTCGGATGCGCGGGGTCACCTATACCCGGACAGATACTGGTGAAGCCGGCGTTGGTGTTATCGCGCAGGAAATGCTCGAAGTGCTGCCGCAGGTTGTCCAGCAAGGCATCGGTGATGACGACACGCTTTCGGTTGCTTACGGCAACATTGTCGGCGTTCTCATTGAGGCTATCAAAGAACTTGAAAACGAAGTATCGACGATCAAGTCGAGACTGCACTAGGAGTAAGACTAATGGCTTTGACATACACGTGGGCGCTGAAGTCCCTGAAGAAAGCAGACGTTAACGACCTGTCCAGCGTAATTGTCCAGACATACTGGACCTGCACCGGGACGGACGAAGACGGAGATGACGGAATCTTCAACGGTGCTACGCCGTTTAAGTCGGAAGACGTTGATATGACGAACTTCACGTCGTACGAAAACCTGACCGAAACGCAGGTTCTCAGCTGGATTCAGGCTATCGTTGTCGGCCCGTACAAGGATCACATCGATTCGCAGATCATGCGCCAGATCAAGGACAAGAAGGTTCCTGTGCAGGAAGTGGCCGATGGCCAGTTCCCCTGGTCACCGCCTGCTGAAGCGCCCACCCTTGAAGGAGAACCTGCATGAATCCAGAACTCGACAAGCTTGACGCCAACAACAAGGCAGTGACGATTGAAGTCACTGTTCAAGAACTGAACACGATCTTCGCCGCTCTTGGTGAAATGCCGCACCGCGTTTCCGACCCGATCATGCGGAAGGTTTTCGAGCAGGCGAGCAAGCAGCTGCCGAAGGCGTAACGGATGACGCTCCAGTCCTCCGGCGCGATTTCCCTGTCGCAAGTCAACACGGAACTTGGGCTATCTAGCACAGCCTCAATTTCGTTGAATGACGCTGCGGTGCGGACGTTGGCCGGAGTGGCATCTGGGGCGATATCAATGTCGAACTTGTATGGCAAGAGCAACGCGGCTGTATGGACGCCGGCAGGCGGCACATCAGCGGGTTCGCCAGTGGCAGTAGGCGATGGATCGAGTACTCAGACGATCACGTGTTCGCAGACCGCGACATGGACATGGACTCGTTCAGGATCAACTGCGGCGACCGCGTCTATTGCGACCGGTGGCAGCGGGACAACGATTACTTTCAACCTTCCTAACGCGACCACCTCTGTGAGAAATTCGACTTTCACACTCAGTTCAACCGCTGGCAGCGTAACACGCTATTGGAGTGTCTCGCTCACGAACGAAGGTTTTGCGTAAGAACTAAGGCTGATATTTGCGGCAGGACCGAACTTCCGCTAAACGACATGAGAAACAACCCAAGTATGGAGGTGGGGATACGTAGGTAGGAGGCGGTCCGTGGCAGCGATTAAGATTCCGACGTTTGGCGGTCTTTTCCCACAGGTGTCTCCGCGCCTGCTGCCAGATACAGCAGCAACTATCGCATCGAACGCCCGCCTCGACACAGGACGCCTGTCGTCATGGCGCGCACCCCTGATTATCTCGGATCATAACAACGCGATATTCGCGGTGCCTGGCACAACCAAGACGATCTTCAAGCATCGTGACCGCCAGGGTAATGGCTACTGGCTGATCTGGAATACTGAAGTCCACGCCGTCCCTAGCCCAATCGCGGAAGACCCGTGGGACAGGCTGTACTGGACCGGTCAAACCTTCCCCCGCATGGCAATCGGCACAGAGGTGGCATCGTCTGCCTACCCGTCGTATCAGCCATCATCGTCGCGCAAGCTTGGCGTTACTGCTCCGGCTGCTTCCCCGGTGTCGGCTCTCACTACTGACGGCACCGATGACTCAACGCCGCTGTCGCGTTCCTATTTGTACGCATGGGTGTCAGGCCTGGGCGAAGAAGGGCAGCCTTCTCCCGCCTCAAACATCCTGGAAGTGAAGAGCGGCGGAACTGTCACTCTGACATTTGCGGAGTCAGCGCCTTCCTATATCTACAACACTGGCGGGCAGCCGGCCAGGCGGCGCATCTACCGCACCAACATCAACGGCGAGTACCAGTTCGTTGCGGATATCGCATCGACTGCGACCACGTACGCCGACAACAAGCTGGACGAGAACCTGGGGGAACTTGTCCCTACAGCTGAGTGGGACGCTCCTCCAGACGACAATGGCGGCGACCATCCTGATGGCCCAATGATCGGCTTGACCGCAATGCCGAACGGAATGCTTGCCGGCTTCTCTGGCCGGTCGGTCTTCTTCGCAGAGCAGTACCTGCCTCACGCATGGCCTCGAGCGTATTCGCTAACCACCAAGTCGAAGGTTGTAGGCCTGTCCTCGATCAGCATCGGCCTGATGGTGATGACCCAAGGCAAGCCTGTTCTCATGACTGGCTCTGCACCTGGCGGGATGTCGGCGGTGGAAATCGACAGCAACCAGGCCTGCGTGTCCACGCGATCAATTGCCGATATGGGTGAGATTGCCATCTACGCATCCCCTGACGGCCTGGTGGCGGCTGGCGAAAACGGCGTCCAGCTGATTACCGAAGGCATCTTTACCCGTGACCAGTGGCAGGCGCTAAAGCCTGAAAGCATCCACGGCTATCACTACGAAGGTCGGTACATCTTCTTCTACGACACTGGCACGGTGAAGGGCGGATACGTCATGGACGGTCGCTCGCAAACGCCTGAGTTGGTGACGCTCGACTTCCACGCCCTCGCAGGCTTCAACGATCCGTTGGACGACGCTCTGTACCTGCTGGTGACGGATGTCACTGGCACGAACGTCCGTAAGTTCGATGCAGGCGCATTGCTGACGTACACCTGGCAGTCGAAGGAACTGCGGCTCGAGAAGCCGATCAACCCGTCGTGCGCAATCGTTGACGCAGAAGCCTATCCGGTGACATTCACGATCTACGCTGATGGCGTACAGAAGTACCAGTACGCCGCGCCGAACGGGAATATGTTTCGCCTCCCGGCTGGATACCTCGCCAAGGAGTTTCAGCTTCGCCTCAGCGGCACAGGCGCGGTCAACGCAGTGATGGTGGCTGAGTCTCCGGAGGAGTTCCAGTGACGGTTGCTATCCCGAAGACGCCGATTAAGGGTGATCCGGAAACCCGCAGGTTCCTCGAGGCTATTCGCCAGTTCCTGGTGGAGAACGGGTCGCGATATCTGACGCGCGGCGATATCAACAGCCAGTCGTTTCTTGACGGCTTAGATGTGATCTTCCCGTTCATTGCGGGTGGCATCGAAGCGCCGACTATCCCGACAAACCTCCTTGCGAGTGGAGCGTTTCAGAACATCATCCTGGACTGGGAGTACCGGTCGTACCGGGGTCATGCCTTTACTCGGGTTCGCCGAAACACTGTCAACAACTTCGAGACAGCGACTGTACTCGCGAACGTGAACGGCAAGGTCTACGCTGATCCTGTTGGCCCAGGCCAATCGTTCTACTACTGGGTTAGCAACGTCAACCTTGCCGGTGCCGAGTCGGCACCGAACCAGGTGTCAGGTACTCTTGGTCAAACGCAGCCTGACATCGCGTACTTGCTTGACCTGTTGTCGGATTCAATTGGATCGAGCCAGCTGAACACCGAACTCGGTACGCGGATCACGTCTATCGAGTCGTTGCAGACGACCATACAAGGCCAGATCGACGACCTCGAAGAAACCTTCGGAAACTCGTCGTCTTCGTCAGACAACCTGGCGGCAGCACAGGCCGCTGCTAACCAGGCGATTGCCGCGAAGGTTGAGGCGATTGGCGCTAAGGACACGGCAGTCCAGGCCAAGGTCGACGCGCTGATCGCCAAGGACGACTCGGTCACCGCAAAGAACACGGCACAGTCGGCGGCAACGAACGCAAGCACGTCGAGTGGCAGCGCAACCAATTCAGCTACCACTGCCCAGACAGCAGCCAGCCAGGCTGCTACCTCTGCCACTGGCGCTGCCACAGCTGCATCAGCTGCACTGACCGCACGTACCGCTGCTGAAGCTGCTAATACATCTGCGCAGACCGCGTCTTCTGCTGCGGTGACGGCGGCAAGCAACGCGGCAACCTATGCGGATAGTGCGGGGTCAGCATCCACGGCGGCTATAGCAGCCAAGGTTGCGGCGGAATCTGCGAACAATTCGGCAGCAACGTCAGCTACCGCCGCATCAACGAGCGCCTCGACGGCGTCTACCGCTGCCACTAATGCAGCGAGTGCGGCAAGCGCATCGACAACGGCAAAGTTAGCAGCAGAGGCTGCGAAGACGGACGCGCAGACCTCTGCAAGCGCGGCGGCGACCAGTGCCACGTCTGCCTCTGGGTTTGCCACCAGTGCTGAGGCGGCATCAACGGTTGCCCAGTCCTCTGCTCTAAGCGCGACAGCGTCTAAGGACAGCGCCGCGACCAGTGCGTCAGCAGCTTCGACCAGTGCAACGTCTGCCAGCGCCAGTGCCACCAGCGCAACCAATTCTGCGAGCGCCGCCAACACGTCCAAGCTTTCAGCAGAGACTGCCGCAACCACGGCGGGAACGGCCAAGGATACGACTGTTGCGGCGAAAGACGCCGCGGTCATTGCGAGGAACGCGGCGGAGGTTGCGTCAACAGCAGCCGTGACTGCGAAGAACGATGCCCAGTCTGCCAGCGCAGCAGCTGCTACGTCCGCCACCACGGCTGCCCAGAGCGCGACAAACTCTGGCAACTCTGCGTCTGCGGCGGCTGGGTCTGCAACCACCGCTTCGACTCAGGCGACTAACGCTGCCACGTCAGCCGCGTCGGCCTCTGCTGCCAGGGTGTCGGCGGAAACAGCCAGGGACGCAGCGTCAGGGTCTGCTTCTGCGGCGGCAACAGCTGCCTCTACCGCATCGACCAGGTCCACTGAGGCGTCCCAGTCTGCGTCGGCATCCGCCGGTTTTGCCGTCACGGCAAACACTGCCAAAAATGACGCTGTGACCGCAGCCAGTAACGCTGGTAGTGCCGCAGCACAGGCATCAAACTCCGCCTCTGCGGCAGCCACGTCCGCGTCCAATGCAAACACCAGCGCGACAGTGGCGGGTCAGTCAGCCACCTCAGCCTCTAACTCAGCAACGTCGGCGTCTACAAGCGCATCGAATGCCCTGACGTATCGCAACCAGGCTTCGCAGTCAGAGACCAACGCATCTGGATATGCGACCGCTGCGGCCCAGGATTACACCGTCATCAATGCACGGTTGAACAGTGCCGGCGGAAGCGGGGTATCGGTAGAGCAGTCGCTCACCGCGAACGCCAATTCAATTACCGGCCTTTATGGGCAGTACACGGTAAAGATTGACGGCAACGGATATGTGTCCGGCTTTGGCCTGGCGTCCACGTCGGTTAGCGGGGCCACGCTTTCCGACTTCATTGTGCGGTCTGATCGGTTCGCAATCGCCAATCCGTCAGGGCCAGGTGTTGCGCCATCGATGCCGTTTATTGTGCAGACCACTGCCACAACGCTCAATGGAGTAAACGTACCGGTCGGCGTCTACATAAGGGACGCCTTCATCCTGAACGGCAGTATTACCAATGCCAAGATCGGCACTGCCGCTATTGATACGGTGAAGATCGCGGATGCCGCAATCGCAAACGCCAAGATCGGCGACCTCCAGGTTGGTACGGCAAAGATCGCATTTGGTGCAATCGACAATGCCCGCATTGGCTTTGCGGCTGTATCCTCCGCGAACATTCAAGATGCTGCCATTACCAACGCAAAGATCGGACTTCTTTCTGTAGACCGGCTGAGGATCGCTGGGAATGCCGTCACCCTGCCGGTTAACTACACGTCCGCAGACAGCACTATTGACGTAGATATCTTCGGGTCCGCCTCAGCGTTCGCCTATGTCGGCACCGGCCTGGGCGACTACACGTTCAGCTACTTCTCCTACTACCAGTACGTCGGACCTGGGAACGGCGACTGGGTGTATTCCAATGAGGGCGTGTACAGCGGCGGAAAGATGGTAATCGAAACGCCAATGATTGAAGTGGGGGACACTGTCGGCGGCTCGTTGATGTGTGTCTTTTATGGAACAGTAGACGCCACCGTAAACCATGACTCCGCGCAGATTCTGGTCATGTATGCGGACTCGGGCGCTGGGTATCAAGTAGTTGGCGCGACAAAGGCGGGCGCTGTCACAACCGGCGGTAATACCAGGGCGTCTCTTCCGATCACGATGTGTAAAACGCTCACGAACGTGCAGAGCGTACGGATCAAAGTAGTTGCAGGCCGGTCTGTCATAGCAACCGGCGGAACCTACTACACGTCAACGCTGCGCAACATCACCATATCTGCGTTGGGAATCGCGCGATGAATACAGCCTTCTTCAATGAGATGGGCGGACTTCTGTGCATAGCAGAAGGCGACAATCTATTAGACGAGGTTCCAGGTGCTGCACACGTTGCGGCTGTTGACCCGCGTCTGACTGCTAATGACATTTGGTTTGACGGTACAAGCGTATGCCTGAGACGCCTATTCGCTGTGTCAGTAAGCACCAATCAAATACAAGGCCTCCCGGTCGGGACTCTTGTCATTACGCCCACCGAAAGCTACGAGGTGGATGACGGAGACATTGAGTTTGTCGTCCAGTACAGCTGCGTAATGAAAGCCACATTAGAACATCCACACTTCGTGACAACTACTGTTGAGGTTCCCTGTGAAGGTTGAGGTCAAGCAGGACTACCGTGATTTGCGGAAGTCAGATTATCCGCCGATAGCCGAACAGCTGGATGCGATGTGGAAGGGTGGTGACGCTCTCGAGGTTATGCGCGTACGCATCCTGGAAGTTAAACAGAGGTTCCCGAAGAATGATTCTCGCGGTTGATATCCGAAAAGTGTGGGACATCATCGTTGATGGACTCCTACAGGTTAAACATCAGACTGGTGCGGAATGGCGTCCAGAGGATATCTATCATGCGGTTCTAAGCGGCAAATCTTTCTTGTTCATGGATTCTTCCGATCAAGAGAGTTTTGTTGTATTGAATGAATACAGCCACCCGTATCTATCAGAGCGAGTGATGATCGTCGACATTGCCTACAATAAGACGGGCGATGCGATTGATCGTTACCAGGCGCAAATGGAGGACATAGCAAAGGAAGCAGGGTGCGCGTTCGTTGAGTTCTCTTCCCCAAGAGCGGGATTCAAGAGAGTCGCAGAAAAACACGGTTACGAAACTGTCTGCACGATCTATAGGAAGAGACTTAATGGGTAAGAGTTCACCGCCTGATGAGACTCCTGAAGCCAAGGCTTTGGCACAGGTTTCTGCCGAACGCTTTAATCGGTACAAGCAGGTTTTCGCTCCGCTCGAGGACGCCTATATCAAGGACGTGTTCAACGTCCGTGACCAGGGCAACTATGAAACTGCTGGCGGTATTGCATCAGCGCAGTACCAGCCTGAGTTTGAAAAGGCCAAGAGCCAGCTGGACAACGAGATGTTTAGCCAGGGTGTCGATCCGACATCTGGCGCATTCCAGCAGAACAGCGCCGCCCTTCGTCGCGCCCAGGCAGTCAAGCAGGGCATTGGCATCAGCGGTGCCAAGGTGCAGAACACCGACCGCTTCTATCGAGGCCTGCAAGGCGTGATCAACATGGGCCAGGGGCAGGCATCGCAGGCCATCAGTGGCTTGAGCGGCATTGCCAAGACAGCGACTGAGAACGCCGTCAACCAAGCAGAGAACTCGTTCAATGCAGGCAGCGCAGCGCGGAAGGGTGTTCTCGGCGTCGCGGGGATGGCGGTCAGTCCCTTTGTCGATAGCAAGCTGAAGTCTGCTTCTGGCTTAGGAGGCTGATAGATGGGTTTCTTTGACAACCTTTCCCAGATCATGGGTCCGAACTACCAGTTTCCGAACGGGTTTAACTCGGCATATGCCCCGTACGCTAGTCCAGTTACGTCCGGTGCTGCACCAGCCGGGGGTTTGTATGGTGGGCCAGTGTCCTATTCGCCACAGACAAGCGCATTCAGTGGCGTTGATCCGTACAGCTATTCCTTTGACCAAAAGAAGGGTGCGTCGAAGCTGTCTGCGGACGTGATTCGCGCGCAGTACGCAGACTACCAGCAACGCTTCGCGCCCATCGAGGACTACGCGGTTGGTTTGCTGCGTGATCGTGGAACAGCTGACGGCCAATACGATATAGCCCGCGCGCAGGAGTCGATCACCAGCGCCGGAAAGAATATCCAAGGCCAGCAGGAGCGATCCTTTGGCCGCTACGGGTTGAACTTCACCGGAAGTCCGGTTGCTGGTTCAAACGAGATGACTGGCGCAATGGTCGGTGCAATGAACCAGGCGCGGTTTGCGGACGAAGATCGTCGTCTGCAACTGCTTGGCGGCGGTGGCGGCGGTCCAAGCATGGGCGCTGCGGATCAAGGGGGTTAATCATGGCAGGTCTTATCGGAGCAGGTCGCAGCACTCTTAGCCAGGCGACGGGTGGCTTTTCAAACGTAGCTGCGTTTGAGGCTGCGCGTAATCAGTCCGCCGACAACATGAAAGCGGCGCGCAATGCGCAGCGCATGAGTGCCGTTTCTACCGGCGCAGGTATCGGCGCGTCCATTGGCCTGAAGGGCGTGATGGCTGCGAAGACCGCTGCCTCGGCTGTGCCAACGATATCGACAATAGCGCCGACTCTTGCTGCTGCTGCTGCTCCCACTACCGCAGCCACCACTATCGGCGCGGCTGCTCTGCCAACGGCAACTGCGGCTCTTGGAACAGGGGCGGCTGCCGGAACTGCCGCCGCCACGGGGGCGGCAACAACTGCGGCTGCCACAACGGCTGCGACGACTGCGGCTGCTGCTGGTACGGGTGCTGCGGCTACCGGCGCGATGGCAGCGATTGGGGCAATTGCTACGCCGCTTCTCATTGGCGCTGGTGCGGCACTGCTGCTCGACAGCATCTTCGACATTTTCTGAGGAACACCCAATGGCGCTTCAATACATCGATCCATTTGAGGGTTTCACCGGAGGCCTGAAGCTTGGCCTAGACACCATCAAGGG